TTGCTTGCTGAACCCTCTGCTATCAATACCACGCCGCCAGAGAAGTCATTAGTCGTACCCACTGCCGCCGTGTTGTTTATGTTCTCGCGCATGACGTTGGCGGATAGGGCGGAGTCTGGAATACCAGAAAGCCCAGAGCCAACTCCGGTTATTGGCCCAGTGGTCGTGATGGCATTCGTGCCGAAGTCTGAGCTGGACGAGCTTGTGGCTATTTGCTGCTTACCGCCAACTACTGCTGACAATACGCCACCCGCAAAGCAATGCCCAGAATCCGTTGCGCCAACGTAACTGTGAGCAGGAGCGAGTACGCCGCTCTGAGCAGCATATATAAAGTTCCCATCATCATCCGTTGCCAGTTGCCCGTCCTGTACGCTCCTGCCTGTACCGTCTGCGAAGATGATCTTGTTATCAGCGAATGTATTGGCAGAAGATACGTTTGTGCCTTGCGCTGTGACAAGTAAGTCAATAGACGTTTGCTGATTACCGTTCGTGGAAAGGTTGGCTGCAATGGAAACTGTATGGTTCGCCTGCGTTGTCCATAGCCCAGTGTTCCACGCGTCTATCTCAACCTGTGTGTACTTGTCATTCCACGTATTCGTATTAGCTGCTGTAATACCAAAAGCTACAGAGGCTAAAAATACTGGTTCGTTCGTAAGATAACTTTGAGACTGCACCCAACCTATGTCAGCAACATGATGGGTTAAGGTTGGTGCTCCGTAATTGGTGATAATCAGGTTGTTAGCGTCGTCTCCTGCCGCAAGTACCTCAGCAAGGGTATTGGTGCCGCTGGCGCATATTATAAGTGCATCAGTCTCCGACTTGGTGTACGCGCCCTCAGGTGGTGTACCGTTAATGGTAAAGAAATCGCCCGCAGATGTGCCTACGAACGTTGTAGCATACACTGACGTCCCTAGCACTGCAACGAGCGCCAGCACAAGCAGGTGTCCGCGCCTAATCATTATTCGTACCTCGCATCCGGGGTTATGAGCGCCACGTTCGTGTCACTGTTCTGAACAATAAGTGAGTCGTCGTATCTAAACATGTGCTTGCCCCACAGGCCTTCACAGTCAAACACCAGGTTACTGATGCTGTTGTGCTCAACCAATACCAAGATACTGGTAGTGGCTGTGTGAGCGTGAACGTGCAAGACCGAGAACCAATTGGTAGGCGACTCATAACCGTCAGCAAACTGCATCTCCATCGACGTCAGATACCACGCCGTCTGACCAGACGAATCAAGTTCGTACCGTACTTGTCCAGCAACCGTTAACTTCGGCTTCAGCAACACCACCACGGCCTCGGCAGCAACGACCACCGAGGTAATAACAAGTAGCCCAGCAAGGGCTAACCAGAACTTTTTCATAAGACCTCCAATACGTTTCTTGTATACTACCTCAGTTTACGTAACCGGTCAATCTCTCTTGACCAACCGGTAGTGATTAATAGAGCACGTCGTCTCGTTTATCGATATCACGCGGAACTTCTTGCGCTCGGCCAGCCCACGCTCGAGCAGGTTATTCAGCTTGGTTCTGGTCCTGACCTTGCTCTTACCCATGATCCTCATAACCTCTACCACGGTATACCAACCCTCTGGAACCACGTCAGGATCGTTATCCTGGCAGTCCAAGGCCGCGGTTGCCAACTCCTCTAGATCTGCGGCCGATGTACGTAACTGCGTCTTCTTTGCGCTTGCCTGTGTCATATTAGTCCCCTAAAGTTTGAGTGCCTTGGCCTTGTTGCATGCCAGCTTCGCAATATGCGCCTGCCAGGTGTACGAGCCATCCGGTTCGATATCAAAGTGTATGAACCCGATATCCACCCTGCCTGTACACTGCCTGGACCCGTACTTGGTACCCATGCCTTGTAGCGCCGGTGTCGTAAGCGCCATCCACGTCGGTGTGCCGCAGAACGTATGGTAATGCACATGGCTCCGTACAATCACATCCGCCTTAGGCTGCTCGTCGTGCTCTGCCCACAGAACATTCCACAGTTGCTCCTTGGCCGGGGCGGTAAACCGCCCGTGAGGAATGGTGCTGCTACCAACCTTGTGCTTGAAATCAAACACACAACCGTTTACATCAATCCACTCATGACTACCAATCTTTGCCCGTTTAACCGACGGATGATTCCTGAGTTCGGTGATCATCACGTCTTCGAAATCTTCTTTCTCACCTGTATGATACGGTGTTCCGTAAGTAGCTACGTAAACCGGAGCCTCGGTAAGCAGCAGCGCGCCGGCTGCCATCTTAGCCTGTGTGTGACGATCGGTTGCTATCAACTCCGTACTACCGGATCGCTCGCCGCGCCCGTCTATGGCATCACCGTTATTCACACATATGTCGATAGGCTTCTCGGCCTTGAGTGCGCTGATCTCCGCCTCAAACCAGCCGTAGACCTCGTGCGCTACGTTGTACGCCTTGTACCGCCAACCTTCTTGAGTGCCTGGCTGTACGATACCAAACCCCGGGGGTGTCAAGCCCGTTAGATGTCCGGCATGCCCGTCCGACAAAATTACCAGCCTCTTCGACTTGTTCTTTTTTGTTCCTCGCCTCATATTACGTTCCTCCTCGTGCCGTTATCTCTTTTCGAACTTAGTCAGGACGACTAATGGAGTAGATGATGTCCGTGCTTGGCGCCAACCTCATTTCCACCCGCGGGAACAACACCGTGACTCCGCGAATGTTCACTTCGCTGATCGTCTGGATAACATAACGTAAATCGGAATCGATGTCAACCCATAAATCACCAGTATCTAACCAAGGACAATTTACTCCCCGGGTTGTCAGCGTCTGATCTATTACCTGACCTCTACCAGGATCTGTTACCTGCCGGCGAGGAGACTCAGTTACCTCACTTACCGTGTAGTCTACGCCTGCAAAATAACCGCCGACGAAGCCCGTTCCGAAGCAAATGTCACAGTGGCTGTCCTTAACCTGACCGGTGTCCCAATCCAAACAAGTGGTACATTTTTGGCCCCACTGGCGACGTTTCATCAAGATTCCTGGCATACCCCACAGGCGGAAACGCAACTGCTCCTTGCGTATTATCTCGCGCGCTATCATCTTGTCCTTGCCAGTTAGGTTACCTCCTGCCTGCTCGACATCGGAAGTGTAGGTAATGGCACCATGAACGAAAGATACGCGATAGAAGCTGCGTAGCAGCTTGCCGTAGATACGTTGCGTGGCATCAGTAATTGAATAGTCGTCTACGACTGTGCCGACAGTTAGCCAGTCACCTGTTCCTGACTTGCTGTTCTCTACCGTGAAGGTGATCGGAGCCGTGATAGGGAACAACTGGTCAAGGCTCCAGGCTATAAGCGTACCGCCTAGATATCGGTTGTTAACCCCTATACAGCTAAAAACTGGTCGGTCCATTTACGCCACCTGTTCTATTTTGAATTCAAGTAAGAACTCGTTATATTCTCGCACAGTGTTCGCGAGCATACCATAACAAACATGAAATAAGCTATGGCAGTCTCTGCACAAAGTAACCCCATTTGAAGTCATAAACCGCTGGTCGTAGCTCCAGCCCCAGCCGTTTTTATGATGCGCTGTTAACTTCGATCCGCTGCCGCAACACTGACACGTGTAGCTGTCTCGGGTGAATATTTTAGCCCTCCAAGCTATATACCGTTTACCGGTGTACCTTCTAGAGCCTCTATCCGCGTCACTAATATCGCTATTCCATTTCCAATTGTTACTACCACTTCTTGACTCCAACGCTAAACATCCACACGATCTAGTAGTACCCTGGCGTAAACCATGACTCGTTATAATATTCACTTTCCCGCAATCGCACTTACACTGCCATGCTGAACGGTGACTTAGCGTACCGGCGTAGTCTATAACCAGCAAACGGCCGTACCGCTTTCCGGTTAAATCTATAATACGCTCCTTAGCTCGTTCATACCGTAAACACCCACAAGATTTTGTATCCCCACAACGTAAATCACCTACAGAGGCTATGGTGGTATTGCCGCAGTCGCATACACACCGCCATTTAGTGGGTTGATAAGGCGTGTGACTAGCAAGGGCTACGACTAGTAGTTTTCCAAATCGATAACCAGTTAAATCTAGGCTTGGGTGGTGAGAGGTTCGGGGTTTAGCCCTCAACTCCTTACGTAAGCAACCACAAGACGCCGTGCTTCCATTACGGAGATCAGAACTCCGTACATCATTATGGTTACCGCAGTCGCACTTACAGCTCCATACCGCTTGACCAGTGCTAGTGCCTACGCGTTTAAGCACAGTCAGACGTCCAAATACCTTACCTGTGAGGTCAATGAGTTTCATAAGATGTTAGAACGCCGTTCCAGGATCTTAGTAGCTGTTGATGTTACGATAACCGTATGCGGAATGCACACTTCCGTAGCCACCCTCGATGTTTAGCTCAAGCTTAATGGCCACCGCAAACCTTCGCCATTCTGCTAATAGCTGAGTAGATCGCTGGGCGTATTGTGCAAATTTTGCTTTATCATCCACGGCCACCCCGCCAGCATTATATGGTAAGTGATCTCGCATATATCCAGCTGCGGCCATCTCTAGCAAATAACCACAGGCGGCCCTTAACCAATAGAACCTCCACTTGGTGGGGAATGAGGATGGGGTATAATTAGTTTTTGGAAAGTTGAGGCTGTTAAACTCTTGAACCGGCCAAACAATTGCGTATGTGACCTGTGTGTCACCGAACTCAAAGTCGTCAAGCAGCAGGTTCTGGCCAGGGCACGTATCCCTAAGCATCATTCGAACCTCAGCCACCGTAATTGGTCCGCCACCTGTGGCTATCAGGTTATCAAGGGTAGGCGCGATTGAAAGGTAATAGTCTGTAACCCATAGGATCTCGTCCGAGGCGTTGAGGATCACCACCTGGGCTGAGTAGATACCCTGTAGGTTTAAAGTGTCGTCTGGATCCAATGACACGGTAACGCTTCCGCCAGCACCCGCTACCTTGGCAGGGTCTTTATCAAGTATCAGAGCACTATCACCTATGCGATCTTTGACATAAAACTTGGCACTGACACTGGCCGAGCTAAGATCAACAGCCTCACCGTTAGCGTCTACAACAAAAAGGGTGAGCCGGACCTTCTGGCCCATAGTCATTTCGATTACCTGAGCGGAGCCAGAGCATTTACTACGGGAAAGGTCGTCGGTAAGATGATCCAGCTCAGCAGGGCCCCGATTAGCTTTGTAATCGTCCCTGCTGTCTGGATTGAATTCTGATCCATCGTCGCATATTGGCATAGTTCACTATTCTGTATGTTGTTCGAGAATATCCACTTCACAATCAGTACTCAGATCATCCACGGTTACGCGGTATCTGCCAGCAGGGATATCCCTAAGAGGTATGAACGTATCACAAACTACACTCTGCTCATGTACTAGACACCAACGACCGAACGAATCCGACGTTGAAGACGAACTGAGAGAGTCGTCAAGATCCGGATCAACAGGTAGCGGCCCAACAACCGGGTCGACTCCAGAATCACCAGCCCACACCCATACTCTAAGCGTGGCAAAACACCGCTGGTCTTCACTAGAGATAATACCGTCAATTAACCGAGGACCTACATACTGACACTCGGGGGCGACCGGTGCCGTAAACCACACGTACATCTCAAGGTGACCGTTGTACGCGCGCTCAGCCGCCGCTCGCTGCTCTAGCCGTTCACCATCGGTTAAACGTACTAACCTAGGATCACAGTTAGGTGGCTTACCAGCCTTTTGATACACGGCCATTTGGGTCTTGACGTCCTCTTGAACGTCCAAGCGAATCTCGGGGATACCGTTATCATCAGGTCCTGAATCGACCACGATGATGTCAGACCTGTAGATCGTCCTGGTGGTCAGAAACGTTTTATCAAAGTTGGTTTTGGCGCCAATACTCACAGGTAATCCTCCTCATGTACTACACGTAGAACAACGAGGACTATACCAGAAGACCAGCAACCGCGTCCGCAACCTCTGTGTCCTGCAGATACGATGGAGCTACTTCAGCCTGTCCGAGCATACCGGATAGATTATCAGATGCTTGCTTGATAACACTAGCTGGCTGTTCAGCGACCTGCTCTGCCGAAACCTTACGAAGCTTTGCAGCAATCTTAAGCATCTCGACAACTTCGTCTTCCGAGCTAGGCACATGACCTCGTGCAGCAGCGGACTTCAAAAACTCAGGCACATACACCTTGGCGAAGATCACGTCGCTAGGGTCGGACTTAGTTACACTTTTCTGTTCTTCTGACATTCTCTTACCTTAGGTTAATTCGTTAAACCGACAGGAGCCGGGACAAGCCCGGCTCCCGCAGGTGATTCCCTTAGTAGCGCCAGACATCACTGCTGACTCCACCGATGAAGTCAACTCGCCCAGCACCTGCCACATTACCAATACTCGCGCCAATTTCCTCATACGCGAAGAACTCGAGGAAGTAAGCCCGCTTGTCGATGTACATCGTAGTGTCTTCAAGAATGAAGAACTTGCCGAGGAACTTAGGCTCAGCAAACATGTACATGGTGTTATCTGCAACCAAGTCACGCTTGATTGTGATTATCCACCGAGCGCCCAGTAGCACACGCTCTGCGAAACCATTTCGGACGATTTCTTCCGAAAGGTCCCCACCAACCTCGTCACGACCCCACTTCTGAACGTCCTTAACAAAGACGTTGTTAACCAGAAGGGTTGCCGGTTCGAGATGGCCAATGGACTGAGGGAGAACCTTCAGTGCATCGTTGACCGTGTCTCTCTGGATACCACCAGCGATCTGCCTGTACTGGGCAACGCCAGTCTCAGGAATCACCTGGTTCACGCCCAACAGAAGCGTGTTGACAGCGCGGAGGAACTTGCCGTCTTCTTCCGCCAGCATATCCTTGATGGCGTTGTCAGACAGTACCTGCCGGATGTCCATGTCCCAGTTACGCAGTTCGGACACATCCTTCGTGAACCGAGGCGTAACAATACGATCGAACATAACTCGGTACCTTGGGCCCTGGATGTACTTATTCACAGGGAGAGTACCATACGGAATAGAAATCGCTGCCGGGGACTCTGGTTCCTTGTCCACGATTTTGACGTTCTTGTCCGTGTCGACCTGACGATCCAACTCGTCGTTAGTCAGAGGCTGCGGAGGTAGGATCTTCCTCGCGAACCCGTCTTCACGCATCTTCACACGCGTAAAGTCGTTGACGGCCTGCTGGGCATCCTTCACCATGCTGGCGTCATCTGATGTGACCTTCTCGAAGAAGGCTTGGTTTATTGCCTTTGTGCTGAATTCACTCATAACTGATCTCCGTTGTTAACTACTTGTTGTTACAGTCCCCAGCCCACCAAGGCCGGGGACACTATTTACTGTGCTTATCGACCGTCGATAGGCAGCCATACAGGCCAGAACCTAAGAACGTCAACTGAACGCTCGTTGGTAACCACGCCGTCACTCACGACACCGCAAATGGTATCGACGTAGACTGTACCCTCGTCCAACCTACCAGCATTGGCTACACCAGGAAGCGGTGAAGTCAGAGCGTCGTTCGATACAAAAGAGCCAGCGGAATTGAATTCCGTTGATTCCAGTTCGTACGCACCGGCGGCAACTAGGCCAGCCAGCTTAGGTAGCGCATCCGAGCAACCGACTAGACCACCGTCGTCACTAACTACATCGTAGTCCGAGGCGTTCTGGCGGATAAAGATCGCCATCGCGTTTGCTGCCAGACCAAGACGAAGCTCGGCGTTGACATCTAACGAACAAACCATACCTGCTACGACCGCGCCGGTCTCGTCAGCGCTCAAACACGCGGACTTATCGACAGCGTAGGGGCTAGGCCATCCCTTAGGTGCGTCCAAACCATGATCATACATCTGTGCTGGTGTACTCATTTTCTACTTCTCCTTTTTGTTAGTTGTTAGCGCATCAGGCGTTCAACAAACGTATCGTCTGCTGTCTGCTGACTTGCTTCCTTTGCTTGTGGTTCAACACCCCCACCTAGCGACTGGTTGTCCTGCGCAGCCATGTCCTGTACCGCCGAACAAAGCTCTGCAGGGTTATCTATAAACGTCTGAGCCTTCGCAGCCTTCAAATGCTCACTGAGAAGTCCCTGACGGACAAGAGCGTCCGCTACCTTCGGAGCCTGCTCTCTAAGCGCTGAGTCGTCCGAAGCCTGCTTCTCAATAACCTTCTGAGCCGCAGACACGAAGTTGGCAACCTTTCGCAGTTGATCCGATTCGATTAGCATCATCGTCATATTACTTGAACCTCCCTTATTACTGCTTGTTTTGCTTGGCTACCGCAACAAATGCCTTGCGTAGTTCTGCCATCTTAGCTTCCTTAGTTGGCAACTTGTGCCATTCGGCTGCCGGCATGAGCTGTGCTAGCTCCGGAGGCAGTTCTTCCGCGCCTGCTCCGGCCATTGCTTCCTCAGCAACAGGCTCTTCAGCAACGGCTTCTTCTTCAACAGCTTCTTCCGGTCCGGCTGCTCCGCTGAGCAAGCTTATGGCTTCCTCGGGTGAGACACCAGCTTCGGCTAGCTCTGCTATGATCTCTTCGGCTGCCGGGGCACCTTCTGGGGCCACCTCAGGAGCTTCCGGAACTACCTCAGGAGCGACCGCTGGGACTGCTTCTTCGGAGCCTTCATCAAGACTATCGTCCTGAGATGCCTTCTCGGTAATAAAGCCGTCAAGGAAATCACTGACGTTCGCACCGTCAAACGCGGCTGTCTTAGCAACCAAGGCGATCAGCTCTTGACCAGCTGCCTGTGTCTGTTCGGTATGAGCGTTAGCAAGTACTGCAGCTGCTTCCGCACCAGCCTGCTTAGCCTGCTCAAGGTCTTCGTCAGAAGCGGGCTTTTCCTCCGCAACTTCCTTTGACTCTTCTTTGTCCTCAGGATTCTTATCCTTATCCTCAGACTTTTCTTCAGACTTTTCCTCAGCGGCCTCTTCCTTCTTCCCTTCCTCGGCCTCTCCTACCGGGGACTCGTCCGCAGCTTTCTTCTCAACACCGCCAGCTGCTTCCACAACGGCTATGTCGGCCAGAACACTATTACCTAGTTCAAGAAGCGAAGCGTATTTCTCGCCGCCATCGATCTTGGCTGGGTGAGTTGTGCCCGGATCAGAAACTGTACTACCGGCACTGGCTGTCTCGATAGAAGAGTCTTCGCCGGTAGGACTGGCTTTGACGCCGATATCTACGACTGGGGAATTCTCACCAATACCTGCGGCGTCCGCACCGTTCTCTGATGCTTCGTTTACCGAATCACCAGATACCTGGGCTTTAACGTCACTCTCGTTTTCAGATGCGCGCGAACCCGTCTGAGCCGCCTCAGCCTGATTGTCAGCACCAGCTGACGGATGAGTCGTATCTTCGGAGCCCATGTCGGCGTCCTTACCGAGCCATGTCTTAATGTCTTCCATGATGTTACTCATTAGTACCATCTCCTATGTTGTTGTAACTTTGTAACACACCACTGTGATAAAGTCAACAGCCTCCAGAACCAACTCTGGACTAATATTACCCGAAGCCGACAACCTTGTCAACTATCGAATAACATAATGCTGCAAAACCGCTAACTTTGTCAACACCTTATTTTCCAACCCCGCCCGCTGACAGAAGGCAACCTTGTATGACGCGTACGCCTTAGCCAGTCGCTCAGCCAACTCCGAGGTCGAACCTTCCTTATCTAACCCTATCGGACTCATAAGCTTGGGAGCGTCCTTGCCTCTAAGTACCGTAATCACAACCCGCCTACGCACCGGGTCCTCGCCCAACGAATGTGAAGGTATCAGTTTATGGATGGTATCTCTCACCACCCTTGGTAGCAACGAGTTACCAAAATCAAAGTCAGAGGTCTCTTCGCTGGACTCGGCTTCTCGTGAGAACACGCCTGGTAGCATGTTCTGCGCCTCGTCAACCGAGCTGCTAGCCTCATCATACCGCTTGCCCAAAATGATCTTCATCAGGTCCTTTAAGGAAAGAGCGATCTTAACGTCGGCCAACGAACCCAGGAGATCCATGGTCTGGCTACGTGGTACCTGTAGGCTCTCCAGGTCGTCGTCAGCGATGTCTGGCGTAGACTCAGGGCCCATAGACATGGCTAGGCGGTTAAACGGGCTGTCGCCGCACCCAATACCCTCAATCTCTTTCTCAATGTCAGACAACTTGCGAAGTACCGCCTTCTTGTCTGTCATAGCCGGCGCTATAAACCACGGATCAACGTACCCTAGGTCAACCGGCGGACAGAGGTTAAACTCCTCAGACAGCTCGGCGCCCGACACAACCTTCGAACCGTCAGATGCAGCTTTGAGTAATCCCAGGGCGATACGGTCTGCCCGGGTTGTTACCCTACTGATGTCGAAGAACGTCTGATGATCGTTGATAGCACCAATCTGATTACCCTGCTTGGTGATCTCCGTCATGTGGTTCTTAAGATGGTCGCAGTACTGGCTACGGTTGGCTGCCTTGTTACCGCACTCGGTACACAGATCGTACGGGACCTTGCAGCTCATGCTGAAATCAACATCCTTCTCGTTAGCCAAATCCTGTATCTCGGCCTCCCAAGCGTCATTGGCTACCTTGATCAGCAGTTCAACCCTATCCATAGAATCGTTGAAAGCCGACTTCACTACATCGCCGTGAGCCTTCTTCGGATCTTTGTTGACGTGGTTGCGGTAGACCTTGGCGTACTTCTCGAACGTCCTGTGCGTCTCGATCAACCCCTGGTCGATCTTGACATTGCGTGGCGTCCCTTCCTTAGGGTTGGGGATCTCAGCGTACGCGCTCTTCCTAAGAAAAATGTCACCATTGCGATTGCAATTATGTGAGTAGAACCCGCCGCCTACATAATCATGATCCTCTTCAATCTCAAGATTATATACCCGCTCATTCCAATCTAACTTACGTATACCGCGAATCGCGAGGTACACTATGCTGTCATGAACAAAAGTACGAACTTTGGTAGGCTGCTTCAACGAACGGCCACCGAACGATAACCTGGTACCAGCTGCTGCCGACAAAGGGTATGACACGTGATAAGGACTTATAGCACAACTTCCAAAACCAGTCGTATACGGTGTCACCGCACAAACTACCGCCGGAAGACCAAGCGACCACAACAACCGCTGTGTGCCCATTGCGAGATCGTAGCTGACAGTACAGGCAGTAGCCCGATTGTCCTTATTGTTTATCGTTACAGTTCCGTCGCCAGCAAAATAACCGTATACTATTTCCGTCTTTACTTCGTTAGGAAGACTATAAACCCAAAGAGGCAGCCGTTTATTATGTGCACCAGAAGAAAACCAATCAAAATATTCACGAGATAATTTAACACTCTTCGCGGTCGTAACCGCAACGTAAGACTTGATTTCATCTGGATATTTATGGCCAGTCATACCCAGGTGCTCAAGCAACCCAAGACAATCAGCAACCAATGTGTGCTCTTCATGCGGCCCAAACGAAAACCGCAACGATTGAATAGGCCCTCCTTTATAACTACGTTGAAACGATCCCTCAGCTAGCCAATAACCTATCAGCCGCCCTTCCTCAGGAGATATTGTTCTTGGGGGCTTAACAACCGGTATTTTGAAAATAAGATAATCGCCACAGCAGAGCGTTTCCGCCTCAGCTCGTTCCATCTTAACATCTTCTACTGGTTCCATCGCGCAGTCTTTAGCTTGCGGCCTCTTACATATATTTAGCTGACCCTTAATCGGTGGCATACATCGTTTGTATTTATCATGCTTACATCTAAACTGTTCAACCCTAGCAACCTCAACCGGGTGGTTATCAGACATTATTATCGGCGCCGGCAGACCCTCTACAGTTATCTCATACGCCCCATCTACAACCCGATTGTAAGTCGTTGTAGCACGTCGTATATCTCCACTGCCAGATAGCACCATGTCATCAACCTCAACAGCCGCTATAGGCTTGTGAGAGCCATCAGCCATCGCTATAGGCGTATTACCAGCCAAGCACCCATAACGATCAGAGGCACCCATAGCTATCAGATGGATAACAGAATGTCCGGACTCTGGCTTTAGGTCCAGCTGCTTGAACACACCGGCGGCCGCGCGCTTGGTAAGCCATTCGCTATCCACGCCATGGCTGTGTAGATCAACAAGCGCAGCCGTAGGTTCGCTATACCCGTAAGCTGACGGTAAGATCGTCTTCAGAAACGGTACGCCATTATCCATTAGTCACTCCGCTTATTTGAACTCAGTTTTGGTTCTAGAAACACTATCCGGTGCTAGCAACCACGCTCCTGCAAGCAACGGAGCCAGAGGCCCTAGTCGCTTAAGAAACCTACCTGATACCGAAGGCTTGATACCGGCCTTGATATCAGGAGACAGTAGGTCCTTAACACCCTCTCGTATAGACCTGCGAACAGTAGAGTTGCTTGGGTTACGCTTGTGCGTAGGTAAAGCCGGGTCCAAGACCTTGAAGCGCTGCATGCCCTCGATATCGCCTGGCATAAGCTTGGCTCGTGGTGTAACCGGTAGCTCTACGCTCCTGGCCTTACGACCTATGTCGTTAATCACCTGTCTGTTGGACCTCCTGCGCGGCGTCGCCTTATAGGCGTCTCTGGCCTTACCAAGACTGTGGGTACTACGAAGCTCGTCCAAGCTGTTACGAATGGCTGTGCCGCGAGTACCACCCTCGTTAGACAGCATCGGAAGGAAGTCCTTATCAAAGTCGCCCAGGTTCCAACCCTGCTCGGTACCTACGTGCTTGTCGCCATACCATTTCCGTAGTCTATCAATAGTGTTGGGATTACCCCTCCTGGCGCCGCCGATGAACTCGTCTACCTTAGAGTTGAGCACACGGTCTATCTTACGCCTATCAAGAGCGCCTGCACCAGCATTGGATCCGGCTCTACCAAGACCGTAACCAGTTGCTCCACCGATAGCCGTAGGTATGACAGCGTTTGTCACGAAATCCTTGCCAGCTTCTCCTGCCTCTCGACCACTCTGTCCAAGTTTGCCGATCGCGTTCTCTATCCTGGTAACCGTATCGGGATCAGCCTCGTTTATAGTGCTGTACGCTTCGTCTGCTGTAGGTAGTGGATCAACCCCACCAGCTACCCGCTCGTCTACAACAGGTTCTTCGGGCTCACGGCCCATAAACGAACCGGCTCCAGCTCCTAGGCCACCACCAAGTAGTGCGCCAAGTAGTGCGTTGCGCTTGCGGTTCTCGCCCCCACCGTAGAAACCAGCAAGTCCGCCACCAATACCTCCGACACCACCCATGAGCAGCATCTTGATAGCCTCGTCGCTGAGCTGAGAGGATTTATCGAACTGAGCTGACCTGGTGAACTCGGTACCCAAATCCTGGGCTACGATTGTGGTAGCTGCAAGTTCCTTAGCGTAGTCTTTCAAACTAGTCTCCGGTTATGCTTCTATCTTAGATTTTGGCTTAGGCTTAGACTTAGAGCCGTCGGCTGACGAAGGTGTATCAACCTGCTTGTACACTTCCTGCATCATCGGTGAAGGCTGCTCGTTCTCCCGCATACCCTTCTCAAGGTTAGTGATGTTCGTAAGCTCCATGGGGTCAACCGAACCCTGCTCTAGACTTCGCCGTAGAAGAGACTTCATAACCATTGGGGATTCGGCAGCCCGCGGTGCCAGGGCCGCAATCTCGTTAAACGCGGCAACAACAGCCTGCGGATCCTGCTGGCTAATTACCTCGTCACTTGTCATAAGATTCCTAAGCATCATCTTCGCCTGAATAGACTTGCGCTCGGCCTCCATATCAGGATCAGCCAAACCCTCAGTAGCTTTCATCATCTCGTCGTAAACAGACCCATCAGCAGCTGGGTCCACATCCTTGCCCTTCATATTGGTAGCGGCCCTGTTAGCCAAATATGACCCGATTAACGGTATCGCCTGCCCGGCCTTGGCCATCAGTCGCCCAACTAACGAAACCTCTGCCTCGTCCTTTGTAACCGACACGCGGTGATCTTGCAACGCCGCGTTCTTAGCCATGTACTGCTGCTGCTTCTCCATCACGTTCGACAACAGTTGATAGGGTTCGACGCTGACACCAGGTACGACCTTGGCTGGTCCTGCAGCCCGCTTGTGCCCAAAGCTACCGGCCTTTGACATCTCCCAAACGATGTTCATCGCCGGGGCTGCGGCGTCACCGTAACTCTGTAGAGCTGCGGCCTCAAAGTTAGCAAACGGCTCACAAGGTTTGGTAGACCTAAAATGATCAGCAATCTTGTACAACGACGTTGTTGCCTGCTCAGCAAGATCTCGTACCTCAAGTTCAGCCTGCTTTAACAGCAACTGCTTGTGCTCGAGTTCACCGTACGCTCTCTTCATAAGAATGTCCGGATCCTGCCTGTCCCAGGTGTATACTTCCTTCGCCTGCTTGGTATGAACTGGGCCTTCGCCTTCCATGAAATACTTGTCGTCGGTGATACCGCACTCCAAAGGTATCCACGCGCTCGCCGACTTCTCGGTAGGTGTTTCAACCTTAGCTGGGAACAGTATGTCGTTGACACGGCCCGCGTCAGCCAGATCAAAGTTCTCTGCCTTCTGCTCGCCCGATGCTTCCTTGTGATGCTTCAACGACTTTGACACATTGAACGCCTCAACCATGCGGGTAGCAAAATGCTTATTGTACCCGTGGGCTGATGCAACCTTAGCAATCGCTTCACTGGGATCCGTTCCTTCATTGGCCAGCTTGATTGACTCGGCAATAGCGCCCATGACACCTTCTTCATCTCGCTTACTCAAACGGTCTATCATGGTTTTTCCTTCCCTACTTTTTTAACAGGAGGCTTTATTGTTTTTGGTTGCACCTCAACGATAGCAGCAGGCGCAACTTTCTTAACAGTCTGCACATCAGTTGTAACAGATTCTTTGCCTTCTGCCAACCCTTTTATTATATCAGCGACTCGAACATTCATGTTATTGACAGACGGGGTGCCGGCTGACATTAGGCTGAAGTTCATAGTCTCTGTTATCTTGGCTGACGCCTCTTCGATCTGGCCAGCCGCATCCGGATTATCTGGCGTGGCACCCAACGCCTTGTAATGAGCTATTAACTGCTGGAATACCGGTGTTTCCTCGATAACCTCATGAGCGTTATACTGGTTTGGCGATCTAATCATTGAAGCAATAGTACCATTCATTGACAATTCCTGCAAGGTCATGCCCCCGATCTGCCTCTGCTTCTCAGGGTCGTCCAGCCGTCTACGTAGAATGGCGTCCAAAAGCCCCGAACCCTGGTAGTACGCAACGGCTTTCATAAACGTGTCCTGGTCACTGGCATCCATAGTCCCCTGATGTAACCTCGGTACCAACCTAGATACTACAAACACGGTATCCAACCTATTACGTACGTCAAAAAACAGTGCTTCGTACACCGCTATAATCTCTGGATCAAGACCTACCGAAATCGCTACCTGCTCTACCGTCTGCTTGGCCGTCAAATACGCCTCGGTAATCAACCGATAAAACCCGCACTCCTTAAACATCGTCTGCGCCTGGTGAATAGCCGGGTACTTGTCAAACAACGCCATCTCAGACCGTCGTGACTCTATCTTCTTGGTAGTGTTGTTCATAGCGCCCTTTTGCTGCTTGTTAGAGTGCAGCAGGTACTTACGAGCGTCTTTTATCCAATGGTCGTCGCCCTTGCCTACACGCTCGTTAGCATCAGCCAGCTGCGTAGCCCGCTGCCATCTCCAACTGATAGGCCTAAACACGTCTTTTTCGTAAAGCATTAGTCACCAAAGGTTGATAGTTCTTCATCGCTCAGTAACAGCGTACCGTACCCTAGCTCTGGGTCCCAGCCATTGTTGTTAACATCATCGGACACTCGGTGTAACCACTCTCTAAAAGAGTCAAGCACCAGCGCTCCCGCAGGCAACGTGCCCTTTGTGGTCCTAGCCTCGTACCACAGGGTGGCAACCGCAGCCAACGTCGGAGCCGCCATACTGGTACCGATCATGCGTCCGTACCTACCATCTGGTAGGCATCCCCAATAGAACTCCTGGGATGCGATAGCAACCTCCGGCTGTTCCTTCTCGGTAGCGCCGTTCACACCGGTGGTGCTGAACCAGGCTGGCATGTCCTGCTTGTTAGCCGCCGCAACCGATACCGCGCCAAAACACGCTGCTGGATAAGACTTGTAGGGCGAGCCCTGTAGGCGCTCGTTACCGGCCGCGCAGACAACGATAACTCCCTGGTTCTCCGCGTAGTCTATGGCACCGCACATCATGGTCGAGAAACTCGGACCACCTAAGCTCATGCTAATGACATTGCAGCCGGCTGCAACACAAGCGTAGATACCATCAGCGATGTCACCGTCAATGCTACGTCTGTTCATATCAGACGATGTACCGTACAACACCTTACCGTGGTAAACCTTGGCCTTAGGTGCCGCACCCACAATACCCTTACCGTCGGACTTACCCACGATTTGACTACATACGAACGTACCGTGCGACCGATCTCCAATAGCGTCACCGGCAGCTGATATGAAATTATGAGTATCTACCTGCCCCTGTAGATCCGGATGGGCTACGTCACAACCGGTATCTAGTACTCCGACCAGCTGACCTTCACCCTTGTACACCAACTTGTCCAGCCCCATGTGGGTAACCGACCAGTCCAGGTTCTCACTGTCTAGATCACCGCGTACGTCTATTACCTGGTGAGGAACTATACTATAATAGTTCATAGGTTTCCCAAGTTAATCTGTTTCAGCCAACAACGTTCTCTGCTCCTGGCTTAACTCACTGTGTGCGACCCTGGCCTTGGTGGCGCTGCCAATAGGGATATGAGCTGCATCACGCAGCTCTTCCCATAACTGTCGTTGCTCGTCCCCAGGTAGCGAATCCGTGGACCACTTAGCCGCGAAATACAAATTACGCGCCACTCGTTGCAAATGTCGTAATTCCTCGCTCATTGGCTCTCCTCATACTCGTAGACCTGCATGGCGTTGATGAACGTAATCACGTAGCCCCTAAAATCCCAGTAGGCGGCCGTGGTACTCAACTGCGTTTGCTTGACCTCGTATACCCAGCGGTCGGTAAACACTCGCGCGATATGAATCTCCTCGGCTGTGGCTTTTACCGCGTAGTTGCTGCTGATAACTCCAGACGCCACTACGGTATCGAAGTAGTCGCTGATGAAGTACTCCATCTCGTTAATGGACTCAAAGGGCTTGGCTGCCCCGCGGACATACAACTTAGACGACAGGTACGACAACAGCGCTACCGTGCTATCGGCCGTTATCTTGTCGTTGAACCTATGAAAATAGTAGGTACCGCTCACGGCGGAAGCTGGCTGCCTGGGTTGTGTGTGATCACAACCAGTTAGCGACAATAGGACTGCTGTTATGACAACCGCTGTCTTGAATAGCTTCATTATCCAGCACTGTCTTCTAGGTCTACGTCTGACCCAAGCATTTCCGCCTCGGGCTCAATGGACTTCTTCTTAAGGAACAACACCAGATCACCAACGACTTTAAAGCCGTTACGCAACGTGTCCTCAAGCTCCGTCATTTCCTCTTCACCATATCGCTCAGCAAACTTATCGTTGTGCCAGTAGTACATAAACAGCAATCGACCCAATCGGTCTTCGCCTACCAGCAAGTCCCCTAAGTACTTGTCAACCACGTCGTCCATATCCGTGGCCTTAACCATACCGGCCAAGACCGACGTGTCCATGACTTCCTTCTGCCCGGTCTCAGATGACTGGATAGCGGCTCGAGCTACCTCCGGTGTGACTGTCCTTGGGTCGTATACATCCTCGTTCTCGTACATCGCTAGCTGATCAACCGTACGCTGCTCGGACTCAGCATTCTGTACCGGTACACCAAGCTCTGCATCATAGCTTTGTGTGAAGTCCAGACCACCTACATCGGGCGCGATGTTACCAATGTCTGTAAGTCTCTGCGCGTCCTTGATCAACCACACTCGACTAGCGTCGTTCTTGCTTAGACCAGTCATGATCTTCGCCGACTGCTTGGTCAGCCCAAAGTTAGAGATCAGTGCCAGCTCTGCCTCTTTACGCGACATTTTGTCGCTTAAAATGTCGCGAGCGCGGAGTTGGTAGTGCGTGCCGTCACTGTAGACCTTGATACGCTGCAGATGCGCACCCTTCATCAGAAAGACCTTGGCATCAGACTGACTGCCAGGACCGTGCTTTATACCAGCCAGGTCAGCTACGCTAACAACCTTACATTCCCGTGGAACCAACAGCATGTTACCCACGCCGTGGATAGCCGTGGTATTGCTGTCAACCATGATAGTACGTGACTGACCGCAGCACCTACCGCCTCGCTGTACTACCTCAAGGTCGTCACCGTTTCGGGATGTAACAGTAAATGGTAATGAGCCATGCCCATCCGCACCAACTAGCACATAGCTCTTACCGTCTTCCATAGAGTCAGTGCCAGGAAGACCGGCAAAGAAATTACGCCACTGACTTTGCGGTGCCTCGCCTCGCATCATTGCAAAACAGTCTTCTGCACACTGATCCCAACTACGATCGTCGCAGTCAATAACAAGTACGCCAGGTTCGCTCCCGCGTCCAATGTTGCACGGCTCGGGAACGGTCATAACCGATCGAAGATTCTGGTCGCGGGTAAGCATGTTGTAAATACCGGGCTCTGTAGGAACCGCACACGGGGCCGTAACCTCGTCCTCCGCGTACACACCAGGAGTTTCCTCCCGGTCATCGCGCATAGTATACCCGTCAGACATGATCTCACCACGTTCGCCGTCCGTAGCATCATCAGCCATGTCTCCGGCTGTCATGATACGAATCTGAATGTCGTTAGCCTGCTTGATATGCGGGGTAACCGAGGTAAGCACCAACTGCGGGAACAACTTATCGACATGTGCTAGCGCCGGTACCCCAGCTTCCTTAAGCAGTCGTTGTACCTTGATAGGTGGCATGATATTGGTACATGCTCGCTTGACGTGGTAGTTGAATTCCCGCCTAGAAATTGAAGCACGCTTGAGCTGGTCATCACTTGGCGCCGAAACAACTAACGGAGCTTCGGGCACAGGTGGCGTTAACTCAGCGACCTTGTAAAAACTACTCAGCGACTGAGTAACTTCTGGGTGATAGCGTTCGACCGTAGAGAAATACTTCTGTGCCGGCGCACCCAGGTCCTTGGCAACCTTAGTCAAGTCCATGCGCGCAGCCGCTTTCTCAAATCGTTCTGCATCGGGCCAGTTACCGCGTACGAACGCACTTAGTACCGGCGTGCTGTCAAAGGCTTGCCTATCATGCCAGATACCGTGGATCTCGTCGGCCGTCGCCGGATCGAAGGTAACGGCGCTGCTCTTATTGAAACTGTTTCGAAGAGGTGATCGGGTGAACACCCGGAAGTCAGGAGCCGTTACGCCAAGATCGGCCTCACTGCGCTGCTCACTCTCACCAAGGATAACTGGCTTGCGATTGATTAGGTAGTTGACCCAGTTCTCCTGCATGGGTACAAACGCATCCTGATCCTTGATGTACAGAAGCTCGGAACCCTTGAGCTTACCGTTAAGAAAAAACACCGGATTGTAGAACCACTGTTTGCCAACCTGAAAACCGAACACACCAGCGGCCTTCGTCTCTTCCTCGTTCTTGTCCACGACCTGGAAGCCGACTAAGTAGTCAAGTAATTTAGGAGACTTGTCTTTCAACACCGCGTACGCCAAATCGGCGAACGAACGTTCGAACTGCGGGTTACCCTGCGCGCTTTTGTTGATCATAGGTTGGTCCTCAATGTTGTCTACCTGTTTTACCACACGCTCTACGATAATGCAATAGCTAAGAAAAAGATGTTGGAACGCCGTTCCAAGATCTTTACTCCGTCTTCATGAAAGCCTCGACGTCAGCTTCCGCCTGGCCATCCGGGTAGTGGCAGTACTTAGTATTTTCAGGAGGCATGTTCGCGATATTCTTCTTATCCTGAGTGGTCAGTACTACCATTACCGGCTGAACATTGCCATCAAATGTTTCGAAACCTACTTTAACCTTCATTAGTACACCCCGTGTGTTTTAAGCTTATCCCCAAAACCCTTACCACGCATCAGCCCCGGGATATACGACGGGCCGCTAATCTGACTACTGCGCCCACGATGCACGGACTCGAGCAACCCCTTCTGAAGGTAGCTGCCAGCCATTCTCTGTTGAAAGTCCGGACTCATAGTCAGGGTCTCCATCGCGCGCACCATCTGCGGTACGAACGGTGGTGGATCCTTGTGGTACGACACTTCTCTGATACCAGCGTTCTCCAAATCCTTAGCCACTCTCTTGGTTACCCTGGTGCCGATCGAGTACTGGTTGACCGGTCGCTCCAGGTAATTACCAACAGATATCTTAGGCATGCCCTTACGGTGGCCGTACCGTGGTCGGTAATTGCGTTCAATAGACGTGTATTCCACTATATCGTCGGGCAACGTGTTGTTAGGTCCGTCCAGGTCCGTTACCCGTACATGGTTGATCAACCCCCGGGCTACCAACTCGATGTTACGGCGGTTAGCCGGCATGCCCTGCTTACGGAACGCATCTCTAAATAGATTGGTGAACTCCAGGCGCCCGGCACCGATACCGCGGTACTTGACCAACTCCATAGGATTTGGTAGCCCCTCGGAGATAACGTCTCCGGCGTCTACCCTGTCCCCGGGCTTCACAAACACCTTGAACTTCGGTGGTATATAATGCTGTTCGTCACCAACGACTACGAACTGGCCGCCCTGTGGGGCCTCGGACACGGACTTAACTGTACCGTCCGTCCGGGCTATGGTTGCCGCCTCTCTAAAGGCCTTTGGCACCTGTACCATCTGGTTGATCAAATCGAATCCCTGTACACCCTGTGCTTCCTCAGCGTAGTCAGCTCGTCCAGCACTATGCTTCTTGCTGAGCTGAGTCTGGCTTAGCCGTTCGGACAATGACTGGGCGGCCGTGATACCAATGTTGTCACCAACCTCAGGAAACCCGCCTTTCTCTCTGATGCCGGCGCAGCGACCACATACCCCGTCATTGGCTTCACATGTCAGAGGAGATCTGACAGATATGGTCTTGCCCTTAAGCTTACGAATCTCACGTGGGCCAAGTACGGTACCTGCTGGCAGACCACCCGCTGTTGCGGACAACACTGTACCAATGTTATCCGGATCATCGGCCGGGACCGGTATGCCTCTACTGGTCTCACAGTCCTCTGATGTTACTACCTGGGTGTGCGCAGCCTGCGATAGCTGCTTGGCCAGGAAACCGGCTTGTGATGTTTGGAATTTCGTTGCGATAGTTCCTCGTCTAGCCCCGTACGCACCGGCCCAAAACTGCGCTGGGTCCACGCCCTGTGAATAACTGTTCGTGATAGGCATGGGGATGATCCTGTCCTTGTGATCAGACACCAGTAGATCTCCGACCAATAACGAACGTAGGTCACCTTTCTTACCGCGCGATCCGCTGTGTACCTGCTGGGCGAACGCGTTACCTGATTTCAACGCCTCGTCATACAACTGCTGTTCGATCTTAGACGCCTGACCACCAACTAGCTTGACCACCGCGGCTTCCCGCTGGTCTGGGGTTAGGGTATCGCTCTCGGTAACGGCTGTCACTTGATCTTTGAGTTTATCTAGAGCAACTTTAGTACCTACAGGGGTACGCAGGTCGTAGAGGCTGAAACTCGCACCACCAGACTGCGCAGACATGTGACCAACCGAGTACAGGGCGTGCATGACCTTGCGATACAGTTCCGGATTCTTCTCGTCGGCCAACTGCTCGGTCAGGGCGTCAATACCCTTCTTGTCTAGTACCCGGCTGTAATCCCTTAAGTGTTCGGGAAGTACAGCATTAATAAGCACCTGCCCTGTTGTTGTGTTTAACATCTGACTACCTTCCTACACAAACTTACAAATTCATCATGAGTTAGTTTACTCTTCGCCCAATTTACGTCCTTAGTCACCCACTGAAAATTAGCCGGATCTGTCTTACTACCACCGCGCAATGGCGAAAGAATATGATCCAATGAAGCCATTATTGGAATATCCTTGTCTTTTTGTCCTCTGGCTTGCAATCCAACTGCGGGGTCTGAGCGAACTTCGCAGACGGCAGCTTCGTACGCAAGACCTGGTAGATCTTGCCAATCGTAGCCTTAGGGTTCTTCTTCAAAACGTTGATTAACCTGTGGGTGAACACACCTCTGACCGCGTTACCGATAACCGCCTCATACGAGTACTGAGTTGGTGAGCAGCCTGAGATCAGTATATGGTTGATAGGGCTCTTGGCGTCGGGGGTACCAAAGTGCTTAGCGACCTTGGACGGCACGTCCTTAATACCTTCTGGAGCCACGTACTTCTTAGTTGGTACCACTCCCTCATCCATGTCTGCCAACGCCCGGGTAACCGAACCGCTGTGACAGCTGTCTGAGATAACCAGTAGATTGGCACCTGGCGCCAGACCATCGATAACCGCTCGTAGGTCGTCGTCCAACAGAATTCGGTCTTTCTTACGGCGTCCATACACATACAGCGCCTCGTCTCGCCCATCAGGTTCGTCACCAGAGACATCGGGGACCCATGTGCCGTGCCCACTGTAGTAGAACACCAGCCACTCACCCTTAAGGGTTTTCTTCACTAACTCAGCCAGCTCGGCCAAGATGTTCTTACGGGTAGCCCGGTTGTTCAGCAACTTCACCTGCTCCGATATACCAAAGGTGTTAAGCAAGGTGTTGCTCATGGTTTTACAGTCTCGTACACAGCCCGATAGGTCCTGAGCTGTTCCCGGGTAGTCGTTGATTGCCACACATAGTGCTCTCTTCATTGGTTCGCCCTTTCTGAATGCTTGCAGTATCTTGTTGAGTAATTTAAGTAGCAGCTTCATTCTACCTCCTGTTAGCCAATCCCGGCAAGAGCAGAGATGGCAGCATGTAATTCGAGTACGCTCTGTCTGGGTTAGCTGGTTTTGAGTCGGCTATCATCTTCTGTGGGTAATACGCGTTCTGCGCGGCCTGTGCGTGACCAAGCCCGCTGCGATTAGACAACGAGGTTATAAGCTTACCGAGCAGGCCACTACCGTACTGCGAGCCGTACATAATTTGACCTAACGCCGGCATGGTTCTGGCCATGGCTGGTAGTGCTCGAGCCGTGTTACTGACGCCAGGCATCTTGTACGTTGGTCGATCATGCTGTATCACCGGGTCGAGTAACGTACCTTGTGTCAACCGATCACCTGACGATTGTCGTAGCGCGTCAACGATCTTGTTGACTTGCTCTGCCTGGTTGTACGGCCGCGGTTGCTCCAGACCAGTTACCGGTACACCGTCTGGTGTCCGCTCTCTGGAGAACAGTGATCCAAGCAGTGGTGTCAGACCCATAAGGATGTTTTTCCACTGGTTGTTTGCCGAAGACTTCGTTAACGGTACGGCGGGTAAGTCCCTACTACGCTTCCAAGCTTCATAAGAAAAGTTCTTGTTCGCCGAGGGATTGTAAAAGGCAGCCTTAGTAGCCTTGTTTGAGGCCAGCCACTCTTTGAACTCATCAAGACGCATTTCTTTGATGCTGCCAAAGCCTTGCCATCCTTTTTCGTAGTTACGCATGTAGATCTTCTTAGCCTCGGTCTTGTCTTTGGCTCCGAGAACAACTTTGGTTTCATCGAACTTCTTGGTCTTGGGATCCACCTGATTGACGATAAACACGTTGTTAGCCGTGAACTTAGGGCCTAAGAACACATCTACCTGCTCGCCGTCAGCGCCCTTCTTGCCCTCTCCGAAATAGCCGTAATCGTCCATCATTTTCGATTCCCATTCAACGCCTTCAGGTGATGTACCTTTTCTGGTGCTGCCCTTCGGGTTCTCTATCTTGATGGTCAACCCGTTGTACTGCAGCGTACCCTTCTGGTACTTACCGGACGCTATCTGCGATTCCGAGGGATTGACGTTCGTGTTCTTACGGGCCTTGACCACATCCTCCTTGAGACCACCCTGCTTGTGCAGGTACGTCATTAGCCGGTTGACCACGTTGGTGGTGCTGGCCGGAGATAGGTTCTGGAACTGAGGCAGCGTCAGATTCAGCTGCGGATCGTTCCGGACGTCTGTAGCCATCTGACGCTTGGTAGCCGGCATCAACGCATGGGCCTTGAGCTTCGTACGGTCCCAGCGCCCCAGGCCCTTCATGTACGTACCGAGCGCACCCTTGGCTGACTGCAGATTGGGTTTGATGTCCAGGCCGTGCTGCTTCTTCACATTCCTACCAATACCCCACATGGTCTTACCGTAGTCGCCGCCAACCATGTCCGCCAAGGTGTTGGTGACCTGTGATGACTTTATCGCGCCATTTATCGCGCCATTTTGGCGGGATACCTTTACATGGTCACCAACTTGGACATCGTGTCTATCAAGCCACCCACCCGGGAACTCCACGGCGTACTCGGCTCCAGCCTCTTTGGACTCGTACCGATCCTTCTGCCAATCGGGACGGTAATCCGGATACATCAGCTGCATGTCTAGGATCTGACCTTGCTTATCCAGGAATGCAATGTCGAGTGGGTAGTCTACTGATTTCATCCAATAGGAGCCGGCCTTGGTGAAGAACATACCGGTACCCTCAGGTATACGTTGCCTGTGGCTTAGGCCAATCATGCGTTCAACCGGCGTGTCCGCCAGCTCTACCACGGCACTGGCCTTGATCTTGTGGTCACAGTCTGTGACATCAAGTGGTATGACTCGCCTGGTTTGACGAATTACCTGGGCGGACTGGTCGCAACTCGCCATCTTTGGCGAGGTAACCTCAGCCGCCTGTAGATCTTCAGATGTCAATTCGTAGTTCATTACTTGCTCCGCTTAGCCATCATCTTACGGATGAATTCCCGTATGTACTTGGCTTGGTTACCAACATCCTTCTCATAGGTCTTGCGGCTAGCATACCGCAGCTCGGGATCTGCTGCCCAAGCGAAATTCTTGTACAGGTCCTTGACCTTCTGGCCGCCCGTCAGATACTTGTTGGCAATCAGATCGTAATAAGCCTGCATGCCCTGCTGAGGGGACTTGTAGGTCCGCACCGTCTTGTCATCAAACTCGCCTACGTTAAACGGGTTGTTGGCCGGGCTACGTCCCTTCCTACCCATTCCTGATTCCCACTGGCCTTGAGATAGCGCGAGATCAACAGGTACGTGGGTACCGGTCCTGGCGAAGGTGTTGCTGGCTGAGTTGGCAAACATCTTACCGGTTAACGGCGTGCCCCCGAATGCCGGACGATCTAGATATGACTGCGCCTGGTCTGCATAGACTTTCCAGTCCGGTTGCTTACCAGCCGCTACGTCCTGCCCAAGTTTATAGAATGGTCGCTTTTGCATCTCATGGGTCGCTATTACGTCATGTACTGTTCGGGCTTAGCCGAAGTAGGAAAACTGGGTTTACCAGGTTCGTACTCCTGTATGCCAGATGTACGATTCATTATATCTCTCCAGCCCTCTGGTTCCATCTTGCCAGAACCAGGTCTGGTAATTGGCTGCGGCGTTGGCGACTGTGTTTGCGCCGCCTGCGGGGCACCCCTACCCTGAAATACCGGGCCTTGTGGCTGGCCTTCTATGATACCACGTACCTGGTTGGACATCGGGCCTAGCTCGGACTTCGGTACAACACCGGCATAATGCCGTAGCATGTTCATAAAGCCCTTGGGTCCACCTGGTGTTGCTAAATCTTCCATGATTCGGCCAAATGGTTTCATGTTCAACCTACGTTCGTCAATCATCGGTCTGACCACGCTCTCAATCCTACGTGCCTTGTCCAGATTGCTCTTAGCGCCGTGGTGCATGTTAGAGAAGTCCATTAGCCCACGTATGCCGCCACCAGTCACGTTACGGATACGGGGATCGCCGGCCGCGGTGTCCATCACGCCCCAGATCTGTTCACCGACGTTGCGTGGTAATCCTAGTTGACGCGCCAAATGCACCGCCTCTTGCGGGGACCGTACACCACTCTTGTTGTAAGACGTAAATCGATCCACGATCTGATTGGCCATGTTGGGGTCCACGCCAGCCTGTGACAACATGGTACGCATAGCCGGACTAATTACCCGCTGCATGGTGTACGTACGCTGTGCACTCAGTACGGAGTTGGTACCACCATGCTGCATGAACAACCGTTGGGCTTCAAGACTAGGGCTGGTCATACGCTTGGCCAACATACCACGACTCCAACCCAGGGGCTCGAGATCCTTCATGAGCTTACCCATCTGCATTGGGCTCACGGCATCCAGCGCCGCCTGATTGACATTACCTTTTTCGAACGCGTTCACCAAACTAGACACACGTCGACTTAGACCGAGTTTGCTAGCCAGCCCAGCCATGGACTTGCTGCTAATACCTCGGGCGGCTGCCGCGGTGTTGAGTACAGAATACAACCCGCTCACGGTGTTGAAGAACGGGGACTTGATACCGCGAACGGTGTTCATGCCTTGCAGTGACCGCATAGACGCAGGATCAAGTGCACCGTAATACCCTTGAGACTGCTGCTGCTGATATTGGTCAATCGCACCAAGCTGTGGGTCCTGTTGCACATTAGGATTGTAGCCTTGTGGCGCTCGCATCGCGTACTGTGCGGTCTTGGTACCCATGTGTTTAATTACGTTGCCCATAGTTACTCCGCATGTATTTTCATAGTTTCCAGCTCGGCCGGTAACTCCGCCCGGTCAAAGCCTAATGACAGCAATGTACTGTGGAAATCAGGTTCGCCGGCCGTGGTGACCAACACCTTACCACCCATCTCAACACCGGCCGCGATCGGCATGCCCTCTTCCGTGTATAGTACAAACGAGTCCACGCCCATTCGAATATCAGGCGCTTTCAAGATGCCACCTGCCTGTAGTCGTACTTTCATACGTCCCCCTACTAAGCATTACTGACGACTCCGAGACATCTCGAACAACAGACCATTAAGCTGCTTGGCCGACGGTCGCCTGCCTGCCGGTTTCTCCATCGATGCCTGTGGCTGTAACGGCATTGCTCCCTGCATGGCGCCAAGGTTACCCTGCGCGCTACCCATCTGCGAAAGAATGTCAGCCGAGTTAGGATCCATTGGGCCCATTGCTGGCACCGCCTGCTCCATGGCGGATACACTACCCTCGCCATCAGAGGCCTCGCCGGCCGCACTACTCATACCAGCGGCGTCTCCACCTTCTTCACCTATACCAAGAGCGGCTTCAATACCAGCTAGGCGTTCATCAGTGCTTTTCTTCTTAGGCTTCTTCTCGCCCTCGCCTTCGCCGTCCTTACCAGGCTCTACACCCATCTCCTGCAATACCTGTGGCAGTACAGACCTAATGGCCTCTACCAACATATCGTACATTGGGTCAGCGGCCGGGTCACCTGCTGCAGCTCCCGGAGGAGGAACAGAGGGTACTGCCGGGCCCGCCCCAGCCGCTAACATTGGGTCTGGTGCGCCACCGGCCGCCATTGGGTCCATCGGCATACCGCCCATTGCTGGGTCCATGGGCTGTCCGCCCATCGAGGGGTCCATAGGCATCCCACCAGCCATAGCCGGGTCCATGGGCTGTCCGCCCATTGCCGGATCAGGTGGTGGCTGCCCACCAGGCATTGGTACAAAAGATCGCTTCTCCGCCCCTTCAAGATTATCCAGAGCCATTGATATTAGTTTCTGATTCATGTTCCTCCTCTACCGATTATTGTTCGCCTTTAGATTTACGTAACCGCTTCTTGATTTGATAGGCCGCCAGCTTAACCAACGCTGACTTCTTAGCGATCGGGCATTCCTTACCAGCTTCCTGTTTCTTACCCTTCTTACCCTTCAAAGCCTGGTAGCTACCCTTGGCCGGGCCGGTACCATCCGGAGCACTCTTTCCCTTATCGTCCTCAATGGCCTTAACAACCGGACACACCTCACCAGCTTCCTGCTTCTTACCCTCACCCTTAGACTCTTGGAAACTACCCTTGGCCGGGCCGGTACCATCTGGTACACCGGGCTCGTCCTTACCAGCTTTCTTCTCTTCGCCCTTTTCCTTATCGTCCTTGCCTTTCTTAGCCGGGCACTTTTCACCAGCTTGCTGGCGCCTACCCTTATCACCAATAGAGGCCATGGCGCTACCGCCAAACGGGCCACTGCCATCACGCTTACCACGCTCATCTTTACCAGACTGCTTGTACAGGAAGCCGTCAACAAAGGCCAGTAGCTCGGCAGACGGTTCTGCGTTCTCATCGGCCGCGATCTTGCTACGATACGTTTCAATGACATTTATGTCCGTTGCAGGGTCTCCAGCGCCTTTGTCACCAGTGTAGTCATCCGTCTGCTTACCAATATCCTTATCAGCGTCCTCAACGGTCTTCTTGGCATCAACCGGGTCTAACGTCTCGTCCTCTGCCGGGTGTACGTCCTTTTCTTGAGGTCGTCCATCCTCTGGCTTACCGGTCTTGACCTTAGTGTCCTCATCGGCCTTGCCCTCAAGCGGTTCCTGCTCAATAGGCTTCAACGCCGCTTCCGAACCGTCTAGCTTATCCGTGTCCTCAGTCTTTGGCAACGCGTCCTCCGGACTTGGTGACCGGTCTTCCGCTTCCTTACTGAAAGAGGCAAAGAAGTCTCTAACCGCCGTTATTGGTACCATGAGCTTGCTCATATCTTCTCCTAGAGATATTGGAACGCCGTTCCAACATCTATTGTACGTTACCGCTATCATCACCAACGATAATAGCATCTACAGTGCTGTCGCTGCTAGCCGTTGTCGACTTGCTGGCTCCAACGTTATTACCACTCAGTATATCAAAGTTGCTTAGAATAGTAACGTGTGTTTCGTCACTTTCTTCGGTTTTTACACCCATTTTTCGCAAGCTGCTGGTAACCGCGCCTACGATGTTACTCACGGCCAGGTTAAGACTGGCGTCGCCCTCGATGTTCTCGGTAATGACACTCTTGTCCGCAGTTGCTGACTTGCTAGCCAAGACGTTGTTGCCGTTGCCGATCCGAATATTGCTCAAAATGGTAGTCGTACATCCAGCCACCAAGATCATAAACACAAACAACGCTGATAGCTCTACCGCGGTTATGAACGTGACTCCACTTCTGTTACGCTTCTTCATAGTTCCTCCTAGTGACCGTTACCGTTCTCTACAGTCCTGTTTAACTTCATAAGTACTCTGATCAGCTCCGCCTGCTGAGTCTTAAAATCCGCTACCTCGGTCTGCAGCCTGGCCAACGCCAGCGTCGTCTCATTCGAATCGGTACCAAGTTTGTCTACCGACGTAGTCAGCTTGTTTATAGATTTCTGACTAACGTCAATCTTGTGAGTAAGTCCAGATACCGATTCCTTGATGGTGACAATATCAGCCCTATTGGTCTTGGCTATGACCTCCGTGGCGTTCGCGCTGTCCACAAACCTGATACTGATTACCAACGCCGTGGCAACCATGCCTACGATGGCAATCACCGAATACACCACGTTCTTGGCCGCTCCGAACCACGCCCATTTCTTAATAGCTTCCTTGATCATCACGTCCCCTATACCGTTGACCTGAAATCATCAAAGCCGTAACCGGCTGGCCTATCCGAGATATTACCATACAACAGCTGTAGTTGTTTCTTCTTATGTGCCGCCATCCTATCCCTAACCGACTTGATACGTGCGTTGCGCTCGCTAGCTACGTAATCGGCCCTGCCTGCGGCTCTGGTTTCCGGATCGTGACGACCCGATGTGCTATCCGATAACTGCTCCATGGCGTAATCGCTATCCGCTTTTGCCTGGGCGTTCGCACGCTGGTTCTCACGGGCCATGGTCATGTACCGTTCTTTCTGTGATGTGCGTATCTTATTTGGATTCGTGAGTCCGGCAACGCCGCCCCAGAATGAACCGGGTGATTTATCCCGTGATGCCATAAACTGGTTACCGTAGGTCTTGGCTGCCCTGCCAACGTGGGCCAACATGTTACCAGGAACTGGAAGTGACACACCTGGTATCGGTGTAGGAATCATCGTAGGTTTGCCCGGGCCCATCTGTGGCTTGTACCCACCCATTGACACAACCTTGTAGCTACCGTCATCCTGCTTCTGCGACGCCACACCCTGGCCGGCACCAATGGCCTTACCACCAACAATAGGAGTATAGCCTTCTTGTGCTGTGAAGTGCTTTACCGGACGATCAGACTGACGCGTGGCCGACGCCCGACCTACCAGCCTGCTCATTGCCCTACCAAGTTGATCACTGCCCGGGGCGTTCATGGCACTTGCGAAATTGGAAATAGAGTTTGCTCTGCCAGGCTGCCTGGCACCGACTACACCACCCTTACCGGCCGCGCCACCTTGTGGTCCTGCATACACCTTAGGATACCTACCTGTGCTTGACCCGCCTCCACCCATGTACGAACTTGGTCGACGTAGTATGCCGGGACCGCCGCCCATGCTATCACGGAGTTTGCCACCAACGTTGCTTTGATTGACTCCGGAACTGAACATCGCCTTGGAACCACCGCCCATACCACCGGTAGGTATGCTGGAACCGATATGCTGCTTGGACTGAGCGTAGGCACTAGAAGGAGTAGGGCCTTGTAGTCCTGCAGCTTCCTTACCAAACTGGTAAGCTGTGTTACTGTCAATTACATTTCTCACCATGGGTCTCCGGTGTCTGATAGTTATGGTACCCAAGTTGCTTATCCAAATACACAAGTCCGTGACGTAAGCTGCCTAACGTGGCTTCGGCAAACACACCATCCGATGGGTGATCAACCTCAGATAGAACCCACCGTATATCGCCAATGACATCCGAGGCCACAACAATTTGAGCGGTGTCAGTATACCGCGCTTTGATCGGTGTATCTTCCCCAGCTCTAAACAAGATTCTACCACCTTTGGTCTGTGTGTCAAATAGAATCCCTTGGGTGCTACCATGTTTAAGCACCGGTACCACATGTTCATAAAAGTCAGAATGCATGATATTATCATCGTCAACAAAGTACACGAAGTCCTTGATATCACCATCGTGCTGGTCTTCGACGGCGTCCAGGCACCAATTACGTTGGGCGTTACCTTTATCACTGTCCGGGTGCTGTACGGACCCAACGGTAATCCAGCAGGACTCCCAGCCCTTAATCTCCGCTATCTTATCCTCTGAGATCTGACTGCTGTCTAACCCGATGTACCACTGAAGTTCCACGTCACCCAGTTTATCTGGATTGGCTAACAGTGACTCCATTACGGCCTTCAACCGCTCTGGCCGACAACAAGGGGTGACGATGTTAAGTCTGATAGCCCGGGGATCGGCATTGAACGACACGGTGTACTGCTCTTGATCTGGGCGACCGCCCCACTTAGCGGTATACCGCTCCCTGCTCTTGGTTCTGGACTCACGTAGCCCGTTGGTCTTGGTCATGCTGCTACCTCGTCTGTACGTACGGGGATTGAGAGCACCCAGGACCTTGACTCGCTCGGCCTCAGCTATCCACAACCGGTAGCGGAAGTCGTAGTCGTGGTAGTGGTTGTTGAACCCGGTGTCAAACCACAGTGTACTGTTCTTCAGGTAGTCACGGTGTACGACAAACGAACACATACCGTGCGTGCTGTGGTACAACCAGTAACCAGGTTCATCCCGTAGCTGCATGCGTATGCTCTCGAGCTGACCGCGGCGCAATGCCACATCATCATGCAGTACCAACATGTGGTCACAGTCTGTGACCTCAAGTAACTGGGTCAGACCGTAGTTCCAGCTCTCCGCCGCATGCATAGACTTCTTCTGTTCGAACACCGATACCTTGGGGTGATCGACCTCAATACCTTGGCGGCCGTTGTCCAGAATGATTAGCCGCTCGAAGTGCTCGGAGTCTGGTAGAAGAGTCGTCAACGACTCCTCTAACAGATCCTTACGATTGAGCGTGGTTATCAGTATGGCTATCTTCGGTAGATTAAGCACCTTTCTCGACACCACCTTCTAGCACCTCACACAGGTCTACAACGAAGTTATCAAGCAGGTCGCCAAACGCCTCATTAACTGGGCAAAGCCTACTATCTTCGGCCGCGCCGTCTACGCGCTCACCCACACCATCCGGGATAGCTATCCTTGACCTAAGCACTCCCAGACCTGTTAGTTTCTTCGTACGGGAATCAAAGAATATCTCTATGCTTTCGTTGGAATTACGAAAGTCGTCGTTACTTTGTTCCGTCATTGGCGCGATCCTGTCTCTGGAAATACCAGTTGGCTACCAGAAGTATTGTGGTGTTGATCTGCGAGAAGATAGCTAGAATAACCGCTACCGCCAGCTTGTTCATGCACAGCATCACACACAACCCACCTGCGACTAACGCCCCAAACATCCCAAGCACGGCCGCCGCGACCACGGTGAATATCCATCGACCACTTGGTAGGTTCTTAGCCTCCCCTACATCTACCGGTTTTACTTTTGCTTCACTCATGTTCCCCTCCTTATTTCCAAGTACGCGCAGCATACCAATGCTGAACTCTCTGAACGACACGTGCCCAACTCGCAGGCACTCTAAACAAGTTTACACCGCTTGGTGTCACTAGCATCCCGTTGTTACTTACACCCATCAATCCACAGAACTTCATGCTCACCTCCTGTTGGCACATATAACACATATCTACCTGATATGGCACATATATAGTACATCTACTCCTTCATGGTAATAGCGTCTTCAATATTCAGCTCGCCACGCTTGAACGCCGCGATAACGTCCTTGGCACTGTCGTACGCGGGTAACGTTCGTTTACCGCTCTTCCTGGTACTGGCCATGTACAACCCCTGTAAGAACTCCTGCCTAGGTTTCCACATAGTAGCGAAATCAGCAGGGCTACGCAAGTTCCGACTTGGTAACATTTTGTCCTTGGCATCGACTATAGCTTTGTCCGACGACACGACGTGGAAGTTCATGGTATTCGAAAGTACAAGTCCATCAACGGACAAGAAGGTTTCTTTGCCCGGCACCGTTAGATCGTACCCGGTTTCTACCATACCAGTCCTGTCCACCGAGACAACCTGGTCCCACGTAACATCGGAGTCAACAACAGCCAGCCACTGTTTACCGTCAACGTGCTTAAGAACGCTATCACGCGATACAAAGGATTCCAAACGCTTGGCCGTCAATCTAGACAAGTAGCCTACTTCACGACCACGCCATATATTGGCGTACATGGTTTTGTCCGCCCTAGGGGCGCCCCGCTTGGAGTTAATCTGGCCAAGTACGTGGGTTGCCAACGCTCTAGAAATAGGTACCAGGTCGTTACGAGCCGATACCGTAGACTCGGCGTTGACCTCCGTGGTTACGATCTTAGACAGCTTTTCCCGGTTAAGCAGCCCGCGGCCGGCCCAGCGCTTGATGTCCGGACCTGAAAACATACAAACCCAGCTACGTTTACCAGCCGGGGTTGCTGTGGCCGTAATCCGCCCTTTAATACCTAGCGACGAGGCGAGTAGTTTAACCTCGTAAATCAATCGCAAACTGGTTGAATAGTAGTTGGCCATCAGCTGCGGCTTGGTCTTGGCGTTCGATACCCCTACTCCGCCGTCAGTGTCCATCAGCCCGGCGTACAGTCCGAACCTAAACTCTTTAGGGCCGGTTAAGAAATACGGCGGTAGATGCTTGTTGCGCGCACCCGAGCCTACTAGTGGTTTGATAAGCTTTGCAAGCTCGGTGCTGGGCCACGAGTACTTGATGCTCTTGCCGTACGAGGTCTTAGACACCACGCAACCTCGTTTAGGAACCTTACCATCAAACAGCGCGTTAATAACCTGGTCTACCTTATCAGCCACAGCTTTGGTAGTCGCGGCCAAACAAACAGCCTTATCGCTACTAGACCACCCATCGCCGGCCATAGCTCCAACAAGATATCCGAAATCGAAGTCTAGTTTGATGCTAGAGTTGAGCTGGCGTGTTTTCCAGTACGGGTCATCAACTTTATCAATATCAATATCAGAGATCAGTTCCGGTACGTCTAACCGATCGGCCCTCGGCACCAACACCTTCTGCTTCTCCGCCTCCGTGGGGGTAAACCGCCCAAGCTTCAAACTGCCAGCCGGTACGCCGTAAACCGCTCGGGGATCGTCGTCGGTAATAATCTGCCGCCCAGACTTAAGATTAACAACCTCTATCTCGCGGTCATGATGAATTGAAAACGCACCGACCTTAGACCAACTAACAGCCCCAGTCTTTTCATCGTAGGCCAGTACCTTCATACCCGCCGGTACATGATAAAAATCAATGCAACCTTTCTCCCCGTCCTTAGTGCTCATTAACGCCGCCCTTGGAATGTCCTCCAAGTTGAATATAAAAACTTCCTTATCCGTTAACACCGGCAGCTTAGCTTTGTATCTGGCGCTCATTAGACGATCCTCCATGAAGGTTTTACCATACACTTCATGGTATCGCGTCAAAAGCGGCCTGTCAACACCAATGATAACAGCACTAAAATCGCAATCGCCGTCGTAGTCTCCGCCAAATCCGGCAATGATCTGCGGGCTTGTCTGCAACGTCTTACCGGGCGTCATAACCGGGTTGAACGCCATGATACCGTACTTGTGGAGAACCGGGGCCCTGGTAGCCAGTACAGGCCGCTCAGCCATCTCGGCCACTATGGCTTCCCGGGCGCGCGGTGCGTGCTCGCTTACCAACCGTACAGCCTGTGAACGGGCATCTGGCCGGTTACCCATGCCTTTGATCATCCTACGTATGGCGAACGGGCTATACAGCTTCCACGCCATCTCCTCAGGTATACCAATCTGATCCATGTCTAGTTCTGGATTCGGTATGATAACCGAGCGGCCAGCCATATCTACCGGTGTACCAAGCAACCTGCGCTGCACGATACCCATCTTCGGGCTCTTACCAAATATCTCGGATAACAGGCCCTTGACCCTATGGCTCTTGGTATCGGTCTTGACCGGATCACCCAACCCGGTAACGGCCTTGAACGACTTGTATAGATTGAGCCGGGCTTCGCCAACAACGTCATCACCAAGCTGGCCACGCATGGCCACCAGGTTCTTGTCAGCCTGCATCATGTCCAGGTACAGACGGTTGGCACCCGCCACCATCGTAAAGTCCTTGGTCCCGCTGATTGGTCTGAAGATCGGAGGCAGCACTCCTACTTTGTTCACAACCAGATCAGCCGGCTTGGTACCCTGGCGTTCGAACGTCTCTAGGTACTTGAGCTTCTTAAGCGCCAGGTCGCGGCCGGTGGCCGACGACGTGCTTCGAACGGTATCCCGTAGTCCCTCTATCATGCTAGGGACCTTCATGCGCTTGAGCGCCTCGGCTACGGCTCTGGTACCGGTACCAACACCAGGTATCTCTTTCTTACCGGCAATAACATCTTCGTACTGGGATTTGGTCAAGCCCAACAACGTACGAATAGGATCTTCCATCACCGGCTGAGGCATAGGCTCAGACAGCTCTATGTGCGACCATCTTGAGTTACTTACTAGAATACCGTTAGCAAAATAATTATGGTTATCTGCGACCTCTATATCATATACGGATCTAGTATTCTCCCAACGCAATCCTGTCTTTTGACGATATCGTGCCGGAATATCGGACAAACAGTACGACAAGCAAGACCCGGCCTCAACACGGCTACAACCAGTACCCAACATACTTATCCAAGATTCCCACGCAGTTAATTCCAGTATTTGATCCGTCGGTAAACTGGCGGGCCTGGCAATAATCTGCCTAACCCCGACGGTACCGCCCAGCCTCCTACGTATATGCTTTGGTAACTTGTGTGCACCACAATTTCTAGCTTCGTCAAGTAAACACATATTACATATATCTCGTATCCGAAGTATCTCTCGACCGCACTTACAATAGCTAGTAATCGGCCTCTTTGGCAGTTTGTACACCATACTGGGATGAATATACGGAGCTACTATATTCAAGAAATAATGTGCGTCTTTAGCGGTTATCAGTAAATACCAGCCGTACGGTTTCTTACCGTATTTCTTGTTATCACGACAAATCCGAGAGGTTATACCGTATACCTTGTACAAGGCCGTAGCTAAATTCCTAACTGACTTCTTGTTAAAGCCATGCGTGCTTAGCGCTATCTGTATTGTATTTCGATCGACCCGTCTGAAACAACTACCATCATCCATAAACCATACCGACAGCGACACTGGATTCATTGCAGCAACCGCTTGCCGTTTACTAACGTGTTTTTTTTCAGAGCCGTACCAAGCACGGCGTAATTCTTTTAACACAGGGTGCGTAATAGACCTGAAATACACCTTTGATCTGATTAGGCCACCCGACGTGTCTATGAATTCTCTAATGTTCTTAGCCGGTACCAACGTGCCTAAAACGCGCACCTTCCACATCGCGTACTCTTTCTGCGTCGCGCAATGCACCTCGTCGTAGTTACCAGCCTCGCTTACATGTCCGTCGCCGAGCATGCACCCATCTAAAAACTGTCTAAGTGTTAACGACGCGCATTCCGTAACAGCTTGCAGACTGGTAGCAACAGCCAGGTCTTGGCAATGCCCGTGCTTATCATACACTTGATGTGTTGGCGTGCCCCATAGTGTGGACGCCCGCATGGCATCAACACCCCTCTTCTCATCCTGAAAGACCGAGCTACTTATACCGTTTTCTGCTATGTTCTTAAACCAGTTTGTTATAGGCTTAAGCTCAAAAGCTTGAGCCGCATGATTGTAGCTCCACACCTTAACACGCCTACGCTCCAAAACAATATCGCCAATAGACATATAACCTTGCTCAGTCCATATCTGCGTCATCGGATGAAAACACCCACCATGTCCACCGGTTATACCTCGGTCGAACAACCCGCCCTTAACGGGCTCCATGCTCTTCTCGCCGAACGAGCCTCGACCGTACTCGCTCATCCACTTAACGGTATCCGGGTTGTTGACCGCACCAGAACTCATTTTGTCCACATCCTTGTCCGTCATAGCCAGTAGATGTAGGTAGTTACCCTGCTTCTTGACGTTGATACCCGCACCCTGGAGTAACGCCAGCATCTTCTTGTACGCCATGGGGATAGCTGGTGTTGGTGGCGGGTGACCCATCATCATGGCTTTCCAGTACTCGTCGTTGCGCTGCCCACGTACGTTCTTGACGTCCTTGATAACCTCCGAATTACCTACAAGAACGCCGTGTACAATATAATTATGATTGTCTTCAACCGTAATATTGTATACTAGCCCAGACTCGTACGATTTAAGCTCGTACGGTTCGATTGACGTTACTATACAGGGGTTAACAGTTAGGTGCTGCGGAGTAACAAGTTTAGACCAAGCGGAACCTACTACACCTGCGTATCTGTTTCCAAGCTTATAGCCAAACATAGGCGGAAGATATGGCCCAAGCTGCTTTGCAAAATCAACTAGCGTGTTAGGTTCGCTATTCGTTAACGTTAAAATTGGATAACGTTTTTTACCTGCAACTGATCTAATAACTACACGCCACGGCGCTCCGGTAAACTCTTGAAGTTCAAGAGCCAATCGCTCGCACTCGGCGACCGTAAAAGCATTTGTATGCAATCTATACACGCTGGCTTTTCCGTTGCGGTTACAACAACCTCCGTCATCTGCAAACCAAATACCTAAGCCATACCAGCCCATCTTAGCAACAATACCCTCTGGTACTTTTTTATGTTGACCATACATTTCAACCCGCATCCTCTGACTTATGTGATTTGTAAGAGTACAGAAACGCATAGTAGGTTTTTTTGCAAAGCCACCCGCAGAAAGACGCTGTTTTTTAGGGGCAGTACGTACCATGTTTTTGAACAACCGATATTTCCACGTTAAATAATCATATTGCGTATGACCGTGTACAAACGATACGCGGCCTTGCGGGCTTATGTAGCTGTCGCCCATAACTGACCCGTAAAGCGCTGCTACCTGCCAATCCGCAATTGCAGGGCCAATTGATAGTATTTCATGCCCGGCCTGCAAGTCCGCGGCTTGAACTTTACCTGTCGGTGTATGAAATTCATGTCCACGAGTACATTTAATACCCCTTCGATAACCGGCAATACCGCCACGCCTGGACCCAACTCGTGCTTTTGTCCGTACCTCTACAAAGTCAGTTTCAGGAACAGATCTACAAAGCCAATCTATTATCTTCTTATACTCTATTCGTTTTGTCACACTGTTGAACGACGCCACCAGTAGTGGTAAACGTTTACTGACAATCTTAGATATTTGAAGCCAGCCGTATTCCTGGGTCAGCACCCTGGTCGCGCCTGTAAAACATGCCCCGTGCGCTACCAGACCCTGCATCTCGCCGCCACCAATGCGCTTAGGGCTGTCCTCGCCGCCCGGCGCCTGTGCCGGTATGCCTTCAGACGTGTAGACTCCTAGTCCGCGACCACTAAGCTTGGATTCCGCTGTGTGATGGAGTTTCATGAAGAACCGCTTGCCTACCAATATGCCTGGGATCTCTCTGTTCATAACCGGGTCGAACACACTCTCCGTGTCACTGAGCCCAGACTTCTCCAGCTCCTTGATAGCGAACTCAACCATGTCGTCGTCGCCAAAGCCCTCTACCTTGTACGGCTTACCACGCGCGGCCGCAATCTTACCAAGAATGGCTTCAACCAACTGACTGGGGTTACCACGACTGATTACACCTAGGGGATTGACAAGCACGTCCAGCGGCTGGCCCTGCCCATCTACAGGCATCTGATCATCGGATACGATTTTACTTATTATTCCTTTATCGCTTAGTTAACCGTACCGGCCACTATTATGTGACCAGTACGTTTTGTCCCTCCTTTTACAATATATCACGTGATTAGCTACAGTAATACAATGGACCTTACCCTCATAATCTACTAACTTCTCTTGAACAGACGCATACTGCTTTGCCCGGCTTTTCTTCCACCGCGGTCTTAGCTGCGTTCTATTGATCCTCGCCCGATAGCAAGGAACTTTCTGCCAGTTATCGACACGTTCTACTTTCTTAACACTCGCCGTAAACCCCAACTTCAAACAAATGAGTTGTATATCGTACGCCAAACGCTTTGAAGAAGTTGTGTACTCGTAGCAGGCACCGCGGTGACCGTCGCCATCCAAATACGCGTCCAAAAAGATTTGCAGCTGCCGAGGACAAAGCTCCTGAATATACGCGGGCACGTACTTCGAGCGGCTGTTTCCTAAAGGCTCCAACACCGAATACAGCCATTTGCTGTTAATAACAAATCGTTTATCCTTCTCATCGTAAGAATACCTTAGCCCCAACCGCTTGATCACCGCTTCAATTTTATCGCATATATCGCCAGGGTACTGGGCTATGCGAACGTACTTGTGATTCTTATGTTCTTGATAAATACTCCAACCTTCGGCGATGTAATAGCCTAAGAATTCCAACCAATCGTCCATGCTAGCACTTGTCAGACAATTTTCTCTAGAGTTACGTGGCGTATACGATTCAAACGCAATAGCTTTCCGATCAACTCCGCGCCAGTTACAGTCTTTCTTAAACTGCCACTCGCCCTTAGACTTATAGAAGTCACAGGCCTTCACAGCCTGGTACTCTTTACCAGGACGGGCAACCCACAAACGGTGATCAAGCGTGACAAGCATGTCTAACTGTTTAGTTGCTAGATAGTACATTTTACCAACATGATCATAGGCCCAGACGTACGTAGGGTACTGCCATTCTAGCTCGTCGGTCTCGGTGTTAAGCGTAGCAACCTCATCTTTGTACGTGATGTCGGCAACGGGCCGCCAACCACTTCGTGTTAGTATGTCTGTCTCGGGGTCGAAGCACATCTTGTCACCGACCTTGGCGGGCGCGAACGTCTTGGTAGCTATCTTCACACCCTTGTCGTCGGCCCACACGTCGGTAACCACACCTGATGTCTCGTGGTCCCACGTAACAGACTCGTCGGTGAAGCTACGCTTCTTGCCCTTGTACAGCATACCCGCTCCCTTGGAGGCATTACGCTGCAAGGCCAATATCAGCGGATCACCTTTTTCGAGAATAGCGCCTTTCCTTACCACACCGTCGTCACTCATCTTCTTGAGCTGGCTAACCACGTAGTTACCTGGGAATAAAGAGATGAACTTGTTCTTGTTGACGTTCAGCAGACTATCGAAATCCATCTTAGAGGTATACATGTGTTCGCTGCTCATCTTGTTGGCCGCCGCCTGGCTGATAACCGTAGCGTCCTCGAAGTTCAGGCCACGGTAAGGCATGTAACCGACGTTCAGGTTCTTACCAAGTGCCAACGTGCCCTCGCTATCCGTCATGTTGCTGGTAGCCAGTAGTTGCCCGGGCTTTACCCGATCACCGGGCTTGACCGCGATCTTGCTGCTCAAATAGGTCTTACGATTGAGTGGGAAGTGATCGTACGTCTCGTACTCGCGCTTGGTACCATCCTTCTGCAGTACCGTGATCCCATCCTTAGTTACCTGCTGTACCGTACCAGGTTGCTCGGCATGCACAACCCCAGAGTACTTACCCATCTTGTTCTCAAAGCTGCGGTCACTTTCAGGCATAAGCGATTGTACCAACGGAGACTCAGCATCTTGTAACGGTAGTGCCTGGCCAACCATCTTACCACCCATGAGTAGACGTCCGCCCTTACTACCACTGATCATAGGTACCAAGTTGGATCCGAAGTTGAACAACTCTTGTGAGCTTGGTATCTCGTAGTCAACGGCCTTGGCGTCAACGAACTGCAGTTTACCACCAGCCATGACCTTAACACGCTTACGACCATCGGCGGCCGCCCGACGTAGCTCGCCCGGGAACGCCACAACAGACTCGGTTAACGCCTCGGGCGTAACGTACTCGGTCTTGCCCTTGGCATTGCGTACCCGGCTGTAAAGCTTGTCGTCCTCGCCCTTAAACGTATTGTACGCCAGTCTGCTATCCACACCCACGGCACTTGACTCCGGACTACGTACTGGGTCAACGAACCCCATGTGCGACGGTTGGACATCACGAGATTCCATCGGTACCGCGTCCTGCGAGTTACCACACCACATGGTCTTACCATTTCTACGAACAAACAGCTTGTCCCCCGGTACCGATGCGCAATATACTTTACCATCATACTGCTCCACCTGATACTGCTGTCTGTTTTTTTGAAGAGCTATACCAGAGATCTTGGACTTTGATACCCTGACCTGATATTGCGGATTCTCCCCAGCCTTCTGACGTACATAGTAATGTACGCCGTAACCTAAGGATATGGCTAGCCACCCAGCTTGGTCACGTAATGTCTTTGACGCCGATGCGTAAAGAAATGATGTACCATTCAGGTCCCCACTATGATCCATGCATACTAGACTATGAAAGAAACGGTTTCGTAGCTCGTACGATCCGGCCATTACAAAGTCGGGCACGAACTTATCCACAGATTTACCGAATTGACTTACGTAATACGCTAGGTGCTTACCAGATACTACTAATCTGCGATCTTGTTCATATCGGTGTGTAAAACCCAGACGGTCCATCACATCAACAATACGGCTATGCTCTGCCGGGTTCTTGGAAAGCACTTTGCCCAGCTCTATCCTATACTCTTTACGGGTTTGACAGTAGGCGTATGATCCTTCTGCAAGGTAGTAGCCGAGGAATTCTACCCAATCGTATATATCAACAGTTAGCTCGTCCTTACGAGCAGATCCGCTGTTAGCGCCCTCAACCGGCGCGGGCGCGGTCGCGATCTCAAAACTACTAGACTCTCCCCCTCCACGATATGGTAGTGCAGCAACTACGTGCCTTATACGTTTACCGTGTACGTCCTTAGCTGCCTTAAAGCAAAAAGGTGAATACCCGTCATTGCCTTGATACGATACGTACATACGATGATCAGGTGTAACCAGGTAATCAAGGCGCTTGGTAACCCCTCGATACATAGGACCCACGTAGTCAGCTTGATGTAAAGCGCGTGGAGGTTCAAACAGTAGCCGGCCTTCCTGCATACAGGCTAATCTATCGGTCTCAACCACATCCGGCCACGGTTTCCACCCGTCTATAGCCAGCACCTCGGTATCCGATGAGTAGCAAGGGATTCCGCCCTCACCCATTCGTATGATACGTAGGTTCTGGTCCAGCATGTCCATGGTGTTCACCTCTTCAAGCGGCTGCGCCACACCTGACTTGAAGAACACCTGATCCAACTGAGGAGTGAGCGCACCGGCCGGTAGATTACCAAGGTTCTTACGCATGGTGGCCTTCCACAGTAGTCTGCGCCCAATCTGACCTGCGTCCTTGGCTACCCGTTCTTTAAAGAAGTCCTCGGCACTCAGTGTGTTCTGGTACGCTAGGCTATCACGGTCGTCCGTGTCTTCCAGCTGCTGAGAGATGTTGATCAGCTTGGCTGTTGTGCGCATCATGGCCTCGGGTGTTACACGATCATAGGCTGTACCAAGTGTGCGGCGCGTAACCTCTGGATTGAGCTTGAACCGCTCAAGCAGCATGCGCATGTCTTTCTCCGGATGCTCTCCTACTTCCTTCAACGCCCTAGAGTTGGCTAACCGGTCCCACGCTTTCTTGAGTGTGGTGTCGCCCTTACGTGCCGACGCCTGTAAATTGGCTTGCAGTAGCTCCGTGCCCCATGACTTGGCTAACTGTGAGTCCGGTATGCCCATGGACTTGAGTAACGGATAAAGAGGCAATCTGCTCTGCCCTACCTGCATACGAAAGATACCAGTCTTGGGTTCCATGAACACCCGGAAGCTCGGACCGCCACTCAATACATTGAAATGCGCTTCGTGGTCACCGTTGTCCTTAACACGTGTGTACACACCTGACTTAAGACGCATCTGGTTGCTTACCGTGTACTCATTGCCGTTAACCACGTACGTACCGCGACTAGTCAGATACGGCACCTTGGCTACCACGGTCTTACGTTTATCAACCGGTGTGCCAGTGAGTTTGTCCGTCAGCTGCCATGTGCCGACCAGTTTACGGTCAAGGCTCTTGCGTCGGAGAATAGCCTTCTTCTGTTCCTTGAGGGAGAACTTGTCTGGGCCTTCGTAACGTAGGTCGTTGAGTTCCAGCTTGTACTGATCGTTCTCGAGCGGATACCGCTCGCCAAGACCGGTCACCACGTTATCGAAGATACGTTTACGGGTTGTACCGTAGTCAAGGAAATCTCGGAGGCCTGTTGGTAGTGTGGCCATAACGCCTCCTATACTGGCTGCACTCCACTGTTACCGCCGAAGAGTCGACCAAGCATGCCCATAAACGACTGCCACCATCCACCTGCTGGCTGGCCACCAGTCATGTAGTTCATAGCGTTATTCCCACCGCCGCGTAGGGCCTGGAACAACCTGCTAACAGGATCAACCACATGCTGCTGAACGGCGTTACCAATACCACGCTTGGCGCCCCTGTACACCCCGCCTGGTAGGCCTTCGCCAACCTGACCGCCAGCTGCTCGTAACGACGGTCCGAACTTGGCCATCAACGCCCTGGGATCACTGAACAACTTGTCATAGCCTGTGATCTTCTCGTGGGCAGCTCGTACCTGTTCTTGCAGAGCTTTAATCTGACCAACACCGGCATCCATCCTACCACCCCACTCGGTATCCATATCTTGCATCCGAGTCATAGCATCGTTGTACTTACCCTGCCAGTCAGCACTCGTATCACCTATCTGTTGTCTTAGATCGCCAATCTCACCCGGTAGGCGCTGAACAGCGCTGGCCGTGTTTTTGATACCTGTGCCGATACCGCGCAGCTTGTTACGCACTCCGCCAAACTGACCCATCTTAAGCAGACTGAGAGCCTCGTCGTACTCATCACGTTGCTCACGCTTCTTCTTACCCTGTATGGCGAACGGCATCTCAATAGGTCCCTTGCTGAGCGGTGGCCTCTCCGGTGAGAGTACCTCATCGGGTTCCAACACCTCTTCAGGTGATACGGTATTCAACTTGATAGCCGTGGGCATGCTGTGCTGACGTAGACGTAGTGCGTGCTCCAACGCCGCTGCTCGTGCCACATTGGGATCGAACTTCTTACGCAATGACCGTCCGCCTTCAAACCCGGCGTAGCCAATAAGAGCCGCAAGCAACGTACCAAGACCAAGGCCTCGCTTAACAAATCTAGAGAACACGCTTTCGTCACTCTCTTTGTACAGCTCAGCCATCTTCTCCAAATCGGTACTAAGCTTGGAGCTAGCAGGCTTGACCAACAATTCTTCAAACTCGCGCTGCAAACCCTTCTTACGTTCCTTCATCTCCTTGGCACGTATCCTATCGGTTATCCAATCAGCTAGGTATATAGATCCGAGGAACGAGCCAACACCAGCTGCCGGTAGTATACCGGCCGCCATGCCCGGTGTGTTGAGCGCGCCCGGTAGCTGTGAGGCCGCACCAAGGTAATCACCTGGATCAGCCGACAGCTTCTGTGCTTCCTTAGCCCTCTCCTTAGCCTTGGGTAGCTTACGGAGTTTGAGCAACTTGGGTAGATTCTGAGCCAGACCAACGCCACCGCCAAGCAATGCCAATACCGTAGACCAGTCAGCGATCTCACCGTACATACGACTGGTCTGCTTGTGACCTACGTCGCGCTGAACGGTCAACGAGTCCTGTAGCTTCTGCTGGTCCTCTAGTGACATGGTACTACCGTCTGCAGATATACGGGTAGCAGCCCGCTGCCTAACATCGTCGTAGCTACCGGGGAACTTCCACTTGTCTACCGGGAAGTACTTGTCATAGGCCTTGGACGCCAGTCTACCTGGTGCCCAAAGTTCCTTTGCCTGCTTTGTAGTGTCCATGGTTACTCCACTAGTTTAGGTTTCTCAACAAACATCTCAATCCACCGTAGGAAAGCCTTGTAGCTGCTACTACGTGGATCCCAATTCACTTCCTCTTTGCTAATCAGTGCCCGACCCTTGGCTACCATATCAATGATTACGTTGTACGCCGTTACATCCTCTGACTTCGAGAAATCAAATACCTGTGTGTGCCCGTCCCATACATCTTGTGGTTGATTCTGTGGCTGGTCGTCGCTCTTGAAGTGCGGCATGTGCTCGCCTTCTTTGAGCCTGAATGGCACGTCGTTTGCCGTAGCGCTGTACAAACGGTATCTCTGCTTTGGCTGCCGGTCACCCTCAATGGTGGCCAACGCCGATGAGTCGTTAAGCTGTGATGGTTTTTCCACGTTCACGCTCCAGTTGTTTGATAGCCGCCTCGTACTCCTTAAGCATGGCTACCTCTTTCATCGATTTAAGATCTGGTTCACTGACGTCAGCTGACCGCTGATAACCGTACCCCAGTCCTAGACCAAGTAATGCCGGTACCAGCCCCACACCGACAGCAGCACCTCCCAACGCCTTACCAATACCCGCTGTCTTAGCCAGCGGCTCGAGATCAGACGGTGTTATACCTCTGGATGCCAGTTCCCGCGCAAACCCGAGTTTAAATGCCTCTTTCCTATTCATGATCCCTCCACTTCTTGGAACGGCGTTCCAATATCTTTTATACGGTTAACCGATACCGCCGGCGTCTGCTGCCGGGTCGTTACCAAACCCAAGTGAGTTCTTCAAGCTTCCATATCCAGAACTAATGGCGCTACCAGCCGAACCAAGCGCGCCTGTAATCTTATCCATCGCTCTTGGCTCCGTCAACTGCTGAGCACCGTAACCAAGTCCGCCACCCATGAGTGCACCCATCAGCGCATTACGTACTTTGTGCTTGCCGCCGGTAACCGCGCCACCAACTCCACCGATGCCGGCACCGAGTAACGGTATAAGCGATCGTAGTAGCTCGGGACTAATTGCACCACCACTTGCGTCATCAATTTCCTGAGCTTGTTTGTCGAAGCCTGTTGCCCACGCGGTCTCCAACGCACTCTGCTTGTCCTGCACCTTACGAAGCTTGGACGACAACTCTTTGGGATCTGCTCCTAGGTCTTTGGCCTTCTTAACAAAACTGGTTGCCCACGCTGCCTTCAGTTCTTCACTCATGCTGCTCTCCTTTTCTGCCTCATCTTCCATTTCTAGAAGTCGTGTGTTGTAGTCAGGTACCTCTGCCAGATGATCTAGCGTAATACGTTTTGCCGTGTCTTTGTCTGGAGTATGTTCTTTCTCGATCTCCATACCTTTCTCAACCTCCTTGGGATCGACATCGCTCTCCGTCACATTCTTTTCGTTGGCGCGGCCGTCTCGAACTTAGCAGCCGTGGTACCAAGTTCGTACGCATCGGCTTCTGCTTTGTGAACGTCTTTGCCTTCGCCTTCAGCCCACGAATGGAACTGATCATCATCAGGATTTGGGTTTGCTGCCAGGAACTTAGCTACGTCGCCCTTACCGGTCATCTTCGTCCTCCAAAAGCGTTGTAGAGCATAATACCTAAAGTTCCGTAATTAGTCAACTTCTGTTGTGTGGCTATGCTGGTACCGGCCACGGCTCCCAGGGTCTTGCTTACCAACCTCATGGCCGGTTTACCAATCAGGTACCCGACACCCAGCTTCATGCCGGCACTCATGATATTGGCTGGACTGATTAACCCACGGCTACCACCAGCTGCTTCCTGCATGGTAGCGATAAGAGGATTGGCGGCATCGGAGTGCAGACCCGAGCGACGTACCATATCTGACATCTGACCAACGGCGATACTACTGTTGTGGAAAGACGGTAAGGCGTAGATGTTGAACTCCTCGTCACCAAGCATACCACCTGTGGGATCAGCTCCCTTGTTACTCCACTGACCGGACTTCTTGTACCCACCGAATGAGTTAACAGGTCTGTCGGCGAACGGGCCCTTCATGGTAGCTGGGAGGTTGAGTGACTTGAGCAGTCCGTACTGCCATGCCTTACCAGGCTCACGTGCCATGCTACCAACGTTGTAGCCAAGAGCTGGGTTACCAAGTGGGCCGCCCAGTGCGCCGAGTGCGGCCATGGTACGACGTATACGTTTACGTGACTTCGGGTCATCGGTATAAAGAGGAGCGAGCAACGACCCGGCACCGTAACCCAATCCACCTAGTAAAATAGACTGTATTGCTGAGCCAACTAATGGACCGCCGTGGGATTTAAAGACACGCGGGGCAGCCCCACGTACACTACCTAGATTACTCAAATACTTACCAAGCAGGGATTCTATACCACCCGATGCCTCACCCGCTACCTCATCAGCCTGCTTGTCCATAGTGTGTCCTACCGCGTTGGGCGCAAAACGGGAATGTAAACTGAACCGAGGGTGGGTTAAAAGGCAGGTTTTGCACGAGGAGATAACCAGCGCTCGAGGAACCGCACCCTCTGTTCCAGTTTTCGTACCCGTAGTATTCACTATATCTTGTGCTTTGTCCAGCATAATCATACCTTATTTAGTACCAAATCCTGCTAATCGCCCCTTACGTTCAGCATACTGGTCATACCATGCGGGTACGTTCAACATACTGGTCATACCATGCAGGTACATCACTACAGTTCTGTACGCTTATGTTACTTGGATGCTGCGCTTATATCCTGTGCCGGCTGCGTGGTACCAAGCTCTGGGGTCTTTAACCCGGGCTTACTCCGTATCTCCATGGTCTTAGCCGCCTGGTCCTTGGCCTTGGGCTTGGCCGCCGGGGTGTTACCTCCACCTACCGCTGGTGTGTTTGTACCGGCTTTAGCGAACTGCCCTGTAAGTGGTAAGAGCTTTTGAAGGGCACGCCGTCCCATGACCTGTTGTCCCAGTGGTTTGCTCTTAAGTTGTCCCAATGGTTTGCTCTTAACCGGACTGGTAGTCCCGGTGCCGGTCTTGTACTTCATAACCGCGTGTACCGGCGCCTCGTACTTGCTATCGGCTTTCCACGGTAAGGTGCGCATTTTGATATTCATAGGTTTTGTCGGTATTGGTTTCATCTGGTCACGAAGTACGCTTCTATCAACAGGCTTAGGATCCTTGGAGTTGCTCATAGCCTGTTCGAACGTATCGTGCTGCCCGACCTTGGCTACCTGGGTACCAAGTTCCTTCATAGACTTGGGACCCGCCTTAGGTGAGGACGTGGGCTTACCGTACGCCTTTGGGTAGTACTTACCGCCCTTACCTGTCTTGTACGAGTTTACCGATCCCTGTAGATCAGCACGCTCTGACGGTGATATAGGATTCTTCTCCGAGGTCTTGGGCATGGTCTGCGGCTGCGTGGCCCCCGCTACCTCTCCTGGTGCGGGCGCGGACGCCAACGCCTGCCCTGCCGTGGGTTTGCCCATAGCTGGTGCTGGTAACGGCTTGGGCTGCGGTGCAATGGCTATACCGGTGTTTGGTGTGGTGCCACCACCCTGTTGATCAGCTACGCCGGCAACAGCAGATACTTTCTGGAACACCGTTCCAATATCTCCTGGCCAACGGCTACCAACGACAATCATAGACCTTACCTTATTGGACTGTAGACCCAGGTCTTCACATTTCTTCACAAAACCAGCTACAAAAGCCATCTTCTGCTGCTGCGTGTGTTGCATTGGGTCAGCAGTCATCGGATCCGTAGCCGGTGGTGCCATACCTGGTGCTACCGAACCTGCTGCTGGGGCTGGTGCCGGTTGTGCAGGCGGTCCTTCTTCTGTTGGTACCGGCATCTTCTCCATCTCCTCCGCTAGTGCTCGACCACCCTTAGGCTCCTCCTGTACCTTCTCAGGATTGGCAGCAAACGTATCACACACGTACGTAGACTCGGACGGGAAATCATATTGAATGCAACTACCCTTCTCATAATGCTCACAATTACCACACCGTTCTTTCGACTCACCAGCCATACGGTAATCAGGCGCCTCAGCCTTCTCAGATTTCTTTTTCATCTTACCCTTCTTGGATTTACGGTTCTTCATCTTACGATCTATCTCGTCAATACCACTCTCAACCTCAGCTAAATCGGCATCCACACCCGCGGCCTTCAACCACGGATACCGTGCATGCAAATCAGACCAGTACGCTTTCTTGGCAAAGTCACGTAACTGCTGTTCGTTCATACCGTCGTACATGTCCTTGGCCGGGCCTTTAAGCATGTCCGGACTGGTGTCACCGCGCTTGGCCGCCAACGCCATGCCGGCCGCTCGTCTCTGGTTCTCTGATACTGGTGGCATGTTATCCTCCGTTTAACCGATTCAGTAACGCGTGTCTGTGCATTGTAGCAAACTCTTGTCCAAAACCATAGTCTTTTGCCATGCGTCCTACGTTCTTACTGTAGTCCTGGGGTGTCAGCTTACCAGCAAGTACGTCCTTCCTAGCCTGCTGTAGTCGGTTAGCGGCATCGCCGCTCATCCGGCCTGTAACCCGTTTACCAAGCATGCTGCGTAAGGTGTTGCTGAGTCCCATGCCTTTTACGGACTTGGCTGTCGCGGACGCCGCATCATACTGGCCACCGATGTTGGTGCCAATAGCCCGCCCAGGATGTGAAAACCCGTACCATGCTCGGTCAAGCGCACCCTTAGGTGCCTGCTCTCGTATATCTTTGTCAACGTTACCAGCGAAGTTCTTACGTACGTCAAACGACACACGGCCTGTACGTGGGTCGGTGAACGGCATGGACGCCGCGTCCAACGCCATGGCTCCGGCAGCTACCGGTGGTATGTACTTCTTGGCCCAGGCACCGGCACCGGCTCCAACAGCTCGTGGTCCGGACTTGACTAACGTGCGGAGTGCCGCCGGTAGCTTACTGGCTAGCGCGCCACCACCAACATCACCTACCACCCTACCGGTAGACCTGGTGTGCAGCTCGCCCTCCGTCTCCTGGCCTAGCTTACCAGCTACGGCCTTAACAGCCTCACTAACCCCAGGTACGTACGTCGTGTCCTCGGCTTGTACGCCCGCGGTGTCCATCAACTTGCTCATAGCCTTCTGCCCGACGTACCCGCCAGCGAAGTACAACGGTGTGCCGGCAAAGCCTTTACGAGCACCTAGTAGCCTGGCTGCCCTGCTCTTGCCACCACCTACAGCCCCTAACGTAGTACTTGCAAGCGCGTCGCCTATAAAGTTTGGTGCCGATAGATACCTGTCCCAGTAGTTCTCTATCTGCCGGTTACCAGTTGATACCAGTGGATCAAATCGTTTACGTGACACCCCGGCGTCGTCCAGCGACCGCAGCCACAGGTTCTGGTAGTCCGGTACCTCGTCATTGATCTCCGCCTGCTCTATACCGGATATCATGCTGTTAGCCATGGCAGCAGCCTGATCGTCTTCAAGACCAGCAATGGTCTTAGCCGAGTTGTAGGCGTCTACGACCTTGGCTCCGGCCTCGGGACTAACTGACTCCAGCATACCGGGATTGCCTCGATCGTAGGTGTTAGCATGGTAGGCGTAGGCGTCACCCGCACCTTCCTTATCTGTATTCAACGCCTGGACCTTGATGTTCAACCGGCCTACGAGCGCCGACGTCTCTGCAGGTGCGGGCTCAGTGGTTGAACCAAGTATCGATTGCTCAACAGCCTCGTTACCAGTAGGGTGCTCGGTTCTCTTCGGGTTTAGACCAACGCCAGACCTACTCATCTCGTCGTCAACAGGTTCGGGTGCCGGTGCCTGGGGCCGTGAGTTATAGGCTTTGGCCGCACCGCCAACACCAGCACCAAGCAGCGTACCTATCAGCGCCCTACGGTGTCTGCTCACCCACGATTCGCCCTTCTTCTTTTTACGTATCAGATCACCCAGCAAGCCAACACCACCACCAGCCAGCATAGGCAACAGCACATCAGCTTGCGCGGTCTTACCCATCTTGGGGCGTACGGCTACCGTGATGTGGAATTCGTGGCCTTTGTACAACGGCTTGAGACCATAGCTCTTGCGGAGTTTCTTAAGCTCGGGGCTGGTACATACTACGAAATACACCTGGGACATCTTGTCCCAACCACGGGGATTAACGTGCTTGACCGCACCGAGCTTGAACTTAAAAGACTGGCCGCGCTCTCGTATCTTGTCCACACCACCAATAGCAGATAGTTCCTGCTCGTCCATGACCGTGATGTGTGCTCGTCCGGGGTTGGGTTCCAAACCGTGTTCGTGGATAGCGGCGCCCACACCATCTGCAATGGCTTGGGGTACCTCAAGCTTTAACCAATGACCGCCTAATCGACTACTCGGGCTGGCTACCAGTTTCCCCCGAAGTTCGACTGTCGGCAGCGTCTTCGCTATTTTGTTCATTATCTTGTCCTGCCTTATCTGGGAACACAATTATCTTTGCATCCGCCACAGCCTCCTCCACCGCTAGCTCACCACGTGCGTAATACGCGTCCAGCGTGTTAGCCGCGTCGGCAAAGCGTAGCAACGCCCGTATCCAACGTGGGTTCACACCTGGCGTACCTGCCAGTTCCTCCGCGCGAATTACAATATCTTGCAGCTCTTCACGTGTAAACATTACATACCTTGCTGCTGTTGCTGCAATATCATCTGCTGGCCTTGGCTTGCGGCCTGGCCACGCATATCGGTCATCATTTGCTTAACCTGCGCATGTAGCGTAGGATTGCTGTGCTTGATGTTGACCAACTCCGTACGTCTATCCTTATCGCTAGGTATGGCAAGCAGCTGTGCCGCTATCTCCTCGGCCTGGGCTGTCAGGTCCTGAGGTGTCATAGCCGCACCGGCCTGCGATGGATCAACACCACCACCCATCATGCCGCCGCCTTGCTGACCTGGCTGCATACCTCGCATCACGTCGTTGTTCATCTGACTTTGTTCCGTGTCTTCCTGGAACTCAGACTGCAGTTTGTCGAACAGCTTCTGCTCTTCAAAGATCTTCCGCTGTTCCTCGGGTGCGTTGATGTTCCAAGGACTGAATGCCGTCTTCTTTGATATCATGTTTGCACTAGCAAGCTGCAACCATATTTGACGTCGTTCAATATCATCGGCCATAGTCACAGGCTGTAGGAATACCTTCTCAGGCTGATCCCACTTCTGTGACGTACAAATGATCTCAATCGCCCACTCAAGCCAGCCGTTCAGCTGTGCAACAAGCTGCGGCCACGTCTGCTGGAACAACCGTAATGCCGTAGGCATCGCCTGGAACTGCAGTGTACCGCGATACAGCTCTGCCGGTATACCTATGCCGTTCAGCAACGTATCTAGCCCCTGGTCCAGCATTTCTGGTGTCACCAGCTCCTTGGCCTCGCCGCCCAGTGCCTGGTAAGCTATTGGGAATGGTAGTGCGTGCCAAGACGCTGGATCCTTACGATGCTCTTTGATCATGTTCATGACCTTCTGCGTAAAGCCCGGTACATTCATGTTGATAAGCGGATCAGCTTGACTAGCACCAGGGCGCGGGCCAGGTGTGACGGTCCTAAACGGCACAACATAATCCTGCGCTATAGCCTCGTTAGCCCGATGCAGTACCTGTGTGTACCAGGCCTGTGCAAAGTTAGACAGCAATCGCGACACACCCCAACCACCTGTTCGTACGCCGGACAACGTCTCTTCCCTCATGTGGTAGATAACACCGGGATTGAACTTAAAGATCTGATTCTTCTTGATGGTATCAATGAGTTCCCAAGGTGTGTGCTCGACAAAGAACGGATTACCTTTCTTGATCTCAGTGGAAAAGTACGTAGGTATGCGCCAGAAGTATCGATAGTCCTGACTATACGGATGCCACTGCAGTCTGAATTCCTGGGGCGCCCAACGTTTGACCTTAATGCGATCGGACTCGGCCGACCTGCGATCAATACGTTGGTACTCCACATCCTCACCGCAGTTCGCACAACGACCAACGAACTTCCAATTCTGGAACTTCCAGTTGGATTTCTCGATAGGTCGCTGCTGTCCGCACTTGGGGCAACGTAGAAATCTTCGGAATGGTAGTACGATTGAGCTAAAGCTATTACCGTAGCCCAGGAAGTCGTCGCCGATCAGCATCAGCTGCTCAACCACATGCAGCTTGGTGTTAAGGAACGCCATTAATTCCTTACGCTTCTCGTCGTCGATGCGTTCGAATTCAATGTTAGTTATAAAATATCGAACGATGCGCTGAGCAGCCATCCGGTATGTGCCGTTCTTCAACCAGATCTTCTCGCACATGTCAAGTACGTCATGGAGCGAACGAGGCATGGCCAATGACGCCATGTCCAAGAACGGATCAGGGAAATCAATGTTCGCCTGACTGCTGAGCCCCACGTTATTTAGCAGAGGATTGTCACTCACTTATCTGACTTCCCATCGTCTTCCAACGGTTCAGTAAACGACTTCAAGCCCGTGGTGCAACTAGCGCTCTTGCATCCATCGGGACCGTGGTCTTTGCAACTAGCTTTCTTGCCAACAACTGATGTAGCTGGTTTTGCGCAGTGATCACATGGTGTAATACCCTCACGCACTTCGCCTGTCTTTTCCATAAGCCCACCTCCGCAAAGATAATACCCTTATTGGTACTCGTAGGTCAAGCCCTGATAGCTAAGAAAAGGAAAAAGCTGGGAGGGCCCGAAGGCCCTCCAGCTGTAGTCCATGTAAATCAACGACTTAAGCATATCTCGGTATGGCCGTCTTTTTCGCGCTCTAGGGTCTTAACGCTATCACCGCCTACTCGGACGTTTCGCCGTCGTCGTAGGCCTCGATGCACTTAACGTGACTCTCGTCAGCCAATGCCGCGAACTTATCGAGCCGGGCCTGGTACTTGGCTAACATCTTCTGTGCCACACCCACTCGCCTCAGGGCTTTCTCAACATCGAAGATCATATCGTTTAATATAGCCTTGGCACCCGCCTCAGCCCTCTCCGCCTGCTTTGCCGCCCTCTCCTCTTTCACTACCTCCAGTACCTTACTCATTGTGGCTCTCCTGGTTGTGTCGGTTTATTCAGTTCGTCTTTTAGCCTAGTGACCTCAACTTTAATCTCGTCACGCTCTTGAGTCAGCTGCGCAACAGCGGCCTCCAGCTCCTTACGAGTAGCCTTATTTTCCGCAACGTACTTGATAGGGCTGTTACCAGTAATATACCACCCTATAACGCTGTTACCGGTTACACTGCATTTTTGAATTTCCTCAGCCTCGGCGACAACACCTTGAGTACGTAGTTCACCCAGCCTGGCATGAAGATTACCAGCCTGACCTCTCCCACCTTTAGATGCTGTCAAACGAGATGCTATCTCTGATGCTGTGGCCGGCTGCTCACAATCTTGTAACGCCACAAGCGCTACCCTGCGCATAGGTGTAAGCAACTTATTAGCTACAAGTACCAAAAACGCCTCATCACTACTTAGTCTTCTCACTGCGCCTCCTCTACCGAGGTGGTCACAGAATGCAACCACCTGAATGTTGACTCACCTGTTCCTGGGTCTGTTACGTCCCAAACCGCGTAGCCGCGTTCAACCGCGTCCTTGCGGAACATACGTACACCCTCTTCTACGCCTTCGCGTTTAGCGCTACGCTCCGCAGCAGCTGCTAATACCGAGATGAATAGTGCCGCTACCAGCAATATCATAACACCCTGGAATAAGTTATTGCGTAGCAATTTCTCCAGGCGCGGGCGAAGCCAGAGCCGCAGCTGCGACCATGTCTTCTTTGAAGCTCTTCCTATCACGCTCATTATTTTTTCTCTCTTTCTTCGCTCCGAATGGTGACTTGGTTAGGAACGACTTATCGTCTTTGCGTTTGCGTCTGGTAGACACAAACCCGCATTGGTTACACGTGCTGTTAAACGGCTCCCATATCTCGGAGCCGTAGTGACAGTTTGGACAATACATGGCATTACCCTTTCTTGGGTTTGACTGGATCAGGCTCAGCCTCATCCGGAAACACACGGGTGTTGTTTACGAACCTAACAGCGAAAGGCTTGGTTACCTCACTAATTCTGCGATTAGGTCTAACCGTGGCTATGCCTGCTGAGTGGATCCATACTATCGGTGTAGCCGCTACCCTGTTAACGCCCTTCCAGGCATACACGTAGCCAATGAAGTTCTTTAGGTGGCCTACACTGGATAGGAAGTGATTCCTGCCGTCAGGGTCCTTGACCTTAAGGTTGTTGGGCTTACCGGTTTCGTGGTAGACCTTGCAATCCTTCTCCGTCGGTACTTCCAGACCCTCAACCAAGCGGATTATCCAACCGGTAGTCACTTTGTGATTCTCGCGAAAACGTGTTCGAACGTAATTACTACGAGACCATATACTTTCATCAACCTCCGGACGTCTGAACTCACCGGTTGCCCTCCAGCGCTTATCGTCGCATACGGAGACGTTATCCAGCTGCTTAGTAGTAGGCGGGCCATACGGCACGACCTCAAGTACCCAACGCGATCCACCAGGTGGGTGGCTCTCAATGCACCTAGACAGATCGCCCTTGTAGTTGACATACGGTTCACCCGCCACCGGCATACGGTAATCGCCGGTTGGCCGGTACCTGGCTTCTCCCCAACGACTACGGCATTTACGCTCTATCTCCTCATCCGTAGGCCTGGGAGGTTTATCCAGTTTCATGGGCTGCCTCGCTATGACTTGCGACGACGCGAACGCACTAGACTGCATCACGGATTGAAAAGCCTGCTGCGAAGGCATACGCGGCACCGTCAAAGCCTGGAAAACCCGTTCGGCCCGTTCTGACACCCCACCGAAAGCCGCCTGCTGCTTCAACTTCTCGTTATCGTGTACACGCAACGCGGTCTCCAACGTGGTAACCATGGCTGCGCAAGCGGTTACAAACGATGGTTTGTCCTTGGTGTTCAACGACTTTATGACAGACGCCCAAGGTTCATGGGTGTTACATGATCCCAGAGGGCAGCCCGAGCACGTAGAAGACTCGGAACTATCTGCGTAAAACATAGCACATAGTCCGCAGTTATGGATCGAGGGGTAATGCGACCTGACAATCTCGTCGTACGGCAGATAGCCGAGCGACGTAGGCTCACCTTTCTTTAGCTCACCCCAATATGACGGCAGCTCCCTGTATTTCTGAATGCAGGCGAGCAACGCCGTACGCAGGGTCTTACCATGTTTTTCGAAATACTCTACCAATTCGATCTTGTTCATCTGTTGTCTCCACTGCCACCGAGCACGCCGCGTTCACGACGGTCGCGTAGCTTTTCTATGTTAGTCTCCGCCACGTCTCGTAGTTTGAGACCCAGCTCCGATGCCACGGCCGCCACGTACCACATGACGTCGCCCAGCTCTTTCTTCAACTGCTCACGCTTCTCCGGCGTAACCTTCTCGCCGTCATCACGCATGATCTTCTTAACACAGTCACATACCTCGCCAGCCTCTCCTCCTACGCCCAGTGCCGGGTACGAGAGATTGTGCCCCTTGTTAGGGTACTGCGCTAACGCCCACGCATACTCCTGGTAGCCGTCAAAGCTTATATCCAGTTCCTCGAAGTCATCGCACTCGCCGTCGCAGAAGCCGTCGTGCAGCCTACAGCCCGCGCCAGCTACTCCGTAACCTTTGGGGTCGTTGTCTACCCACTTCCAGTACTTACAGTTCCTTGACATCGCGTCTCCTATCGTCTACCTCGTCCACCTTGTCGTCAGCCTTCTCCCAATTGTCAGTGATCCAATCTACAATTTCGTCGCGTACTAACGACCAGATAGCTAGGAACGCAAGCATACCGGCGCCAATAAGAGCAAGAGCAAAAGAAAACACTTCGCCCCATGGTTGCTTGCTTATCCAAATAAGGCTAAAGATCAGAGCCGTGACGGGCGCCGCTATCGACGCTATACCCATCAACACCTTACCTATCTCGCAGAACTTGAACCACAGGAACCACCCTACTACTCTTGTTTTACGATTCATTGCTCCTCCTATCTACCAGCTCTGGATTTTCAAACGCGTTGCCAACAACCTTCCAGGTCTCACAACCCAACGACCATGTGAATACGTCCCTAGACCAGAAGATAGTTTGTTTACCTTGCTTGGCGCCCCAACCGCCTTTGGTTGGTGACCACACTATCGTAGACAGAAACCGCTTATCCGGATCCCCGGCCTCAACGACATCCCTATCAAATATCTTTACCTTGTCCTCGCCGTCGTAACCTGTGTACTGCATGGTTACAATGTTATTCCAGTTCAGGACGTAATTTGATCGGTACTTACCAAACTCTTCTGTAAGGTACTCGTATATCACGCCTATACCGTGTGGCCCGGACATGCGCCGTAACTCTTTTTCCCAAAACCTAAACAGTATGGTGTTCATCACTCCTCCTACACGGGTTGTACCTCGCACGTGCCCTTTTTGGTATCTAGCACAACGGTTATGTACTCGCCGTACTCAATCCACTTCTCTGCCGCTGCCCGTACCTCCTCAACCTCATAGTCTTCCAAGTCCTCGATCGCGAAATCAACGGCGTCCGGGGTTTTGAATGTTAGGCTTATCTCCACTAGATTGTATCCCCTTTCTCGGCGTCTTCGCCGCCCCACCAGTATGCTCTGTTAATCAGCTCGTCCAACGCCTCCTCCTTATCCTTGGTACCGCACCCGTCTGGTGTGATAAGCAGGGACCGTAGGTGATCGTTATCGGCAGCCACATCAAACTTGTATGGTTGCGCGCTCATGACGCGCTTCGTACCGACGTATCGAATCCAAGTACCTCAATAATTCGTGCGGCAACTCCAACCACCGCCCACATGAGAACGCATAGCAACATTTTCAGCTTCATGTCTTCTCCTGGTCCTAATCAACTATGAACGACCCGTACAACGTTATACCGTCCCAACCTAGGTCCTCGTCTATCTCTCCGCCGGTTATCCGATGAAATGTCCAAGGCCCGCAGGAGACTACATCGCCCTCAACAACAGATACCTCTAGCACCATCTTTACCCCGCACATATCTCGGAGTACCGTATCTCCTACTTTTGAATTTATCATGATACCCTGTCTCCTGTCGATTTCGTGCCTTTTTCGCTTCCACAAAACTGACAGCGCCGAAGCTCCCTTGGTTCATCTTTCTTGAAGTCCGCTCGCTGCACTATAAGTCCTTGGTTTAGCCACTTCTCGACCATAGCTGCATCATCACGGCAAGCCACTACCCTCCTGCACTCACGACACTGGGCTGTATAAAACATTCTACACGTCTCCTCTCGTTTCTTTGCGAATGCACTTCTGGCATTCGTCACCGAGAAGATGCTTTGCGAACACGGTGATCTTTGCTCGGCTCCAATTCTTCATTCATTAGTCGCACTCCTATCTGTCGGTTTTGGGAGAGTGTCGGGTTTGCGCGGGTCATAATCATCGTTAGGATTCATCACAAACGCCAGCTTCCCATACTTATCTTTCGGGGTAAACACCCAAGTATCCTCTCTTCGATACTGCCCAAGACAGCAGCCCTTATCGTATGCATGGTACATCACCAGCGTTTCGTCTGGCATGTCTTTGAATAACTTCTTTAATTCTCCTACGGTCATGTCTCACTCCTGATTTGTCGTTTCATAACCAATAAATTAGGCGGGGATAGGCTCCCCGCAGCCTGTTACTTATCCAGCGGATTCATGTCTGGGTCCATCTCGTGACCGTTCTTGAGGTTCTTAGCCACTTTGTAGGCCACGGTTCTGGCGAATCGTTCCAAGTCGTCATGGGTTACGCGATTGAACACCTTGCTTTCCGCGTCCCAATTCGCCTTGAGATCGTCATGCACGGACTCTCCGGCTAATGCTGTACTATATGCTGCCATGCTACACCTCTCTTTCTGCCCTATTGGGCATGTACTATCGGGCAGGCATCGGAGTTTGTGCATAGTAATCTCGTGAGCCCTCTGGGCTTTCTGCCTTTCATCCAGCCCTCTCTCGATCATTGCCCGTTCTGCTAACCGAGCCTCGTTATTGTCTCTCGCCACTGCTAATGCTGCTTCTGCTGCCTTCATACTCGTACCTCCTGTCTTAGTGAATGGGGGGATTCCCATTCATTGAACATCGGATTCTGCGCCTCCTGTCGAAAAAGTGCCCGGAATTTCACCGGGGCAGTATACTACTTGCGCCTTTGTCCTCGCCCGCCTCTGGCCGGTTTAGGATCACCCTTCTTCCCCACGCGGGGAGTGCCGCCACAACTACCCTTCTTACCGCTCTTGCGTGTTGCCATGTTACACCTACCTTTCTTTGGGTACTATCGAGTTATCTTCTTTTTAAACCGACTCCAATGGATCACCCTTTTCGCCCCGCATTTCGTGCATTTGCAATTCGCATAGTGCGGCAACAATCGCAAGTCCTGAATTGGCTCGGTGACCCATATATGCTTGCGGCATTTCATTCGTTGGTTAATGGCGGGTCTTCAACCTCGAC